CTACGGCTTCCGGACCAGCCAGCGTGCCAGCACGACCGCGGCAGCAAAGCCGACCATGATGATGGCCTCCTCGTATTGCGGCAGTTGTCGGGCCAGCAGGCCGACCAGAGCAACGCAGATCAGTACAGAGACGATGGCCTTTACGTAACGCATGGTGCACTTTATTGGGTTGGTTCCTGCGTATGGTACTGCGCGGGCAGGAGCAATGCAGCAGCGTCCGTACGGCGCTGCGCGTGCTCGGACACGACATCAACGATATGGGGAGCCTTATGACAGGCTAGAGACGGGCAAGAAAAAACGGCCTACGCCGTGAGGCGTAAGCCGTTCAATCTTCTGCCTAAAACTGCCTGCAAATATGGTCGGAGCGATAGGATTCGAACCTACGACCCTCTGATCCCAAAGCAAAGTTCGAATCACCCGCCGGCCCGCGTGGTTCAGCCAAATTCCGCCTGCTCGTTTCCAATATTTCTGCACCCTCCAGCCCAAGACAGCATGCGGGTTTCCGGGAAGCATCGAGCAGGATATTGGAAGGTTTTCACCCAGCCTTGGGCACCTTCAGACGCACCTCGCTGACCGGCACGGCGCGCGACTTCACATAGATCTCGGTCGTCTTCGAGTCGGCGTGCGCGGCTGCTACCTGGAGCTGCGCGAGGGTGTAGCCTGCGCGCTCGGCGTCCGTCAGCGCCTTGGCCCGGATGTCCTTCACGGTGTAGCCCTGATCGCTCAGCTTGGCGCGCGTGGCCGCCCGCTTCCAGGCGGTCAGCACGGCGCCAGCCTCGTAGGGCTGGCCCTCGATCGAGTGGACCACGAACTGGCTGCTCTTCACCTTGCCGAGCGCCTGCGCCCGCTTCAGCACCGTCTCTATCTCCGGGGTGATCGGCCAGTCGACCGCCTCGGCTGTGCTGTCCTCGGTCTTCGTCGGGACGAAGTGGATCACCTTGGCGTCCCAGTCCACCCACGACGAGCCGCCGGCCGCGCCCGGGTCGGCCTTCCAGCGCAGCAGCCGGATCTCAGTGGAACGCTGAGCGGTGAGGTAGCACAGGTCGACGAAGCACTGCATCATCTCGCCGGCCGGAACCTTGCTGACGATCTCCTGGCCGGCCTTCGTCACGCGTACGTAGCTGGCGAGCTTGGCCCGGATGGCACCGAAGTGAGCGTCCGTGATGTAGACGCCCCGGGCCTTAGGCTTCTTCAGCTTGACCTCGCGGCACGGGTTCGCGGCGATCAGCCGCTTGCCGATGCAGTAGTCGAAGAAGCCGGACATGAACGAGCGCATGACGCGCTGCATGTGCAGCTTTCCTTTCCAGTTGTCTCGCAGGAACTCGACGACGTCGGCCGGCGCCACGCTGGCCAGGCGGAAGTCCTTGAACGCCTCGCCTGCGTAGCGGCCATAGGCCGGCCACGCCTTTTCCTTGTGGGCAGCCTTGTGCAGTCGCACGTATTCGGCGATCAGCGGCCCCATGTCACCCGTACCGGCGTCGGTTTCGAAGTCGCCGATCTCCGCCTCCAGGCGCTTCAGCATCGTGCGCTGGCCATCGTCTACGCGGCACAGCCGAATCCACTTCTGGTCGCTCGGGCGCACCCAGTACCAGCTGCCGCCGCGCTCGTAGACACGGCTGGGCATGCCAAGGTTCGTCTTCCGACGGCGCGCGTTCATGCGGCGCGTCCTGCGAATGTGACCTTGCGCAGCGCCGGCCGGACGGTAGGCGTGAGCGGCACCACTTCGGCGTTGCCCACGCCGGCCTTCTTGGCTTCCAGCGCGCGGTAGGTCTCCCAGGTCATCATGACCCGGCCGTCGCCGCGGAGAAGCGGTTCAATCCGGAACGCGGCTACCAGCCAACGCGCCTGCGCGGACCAGCGCTTCTTGCCGGTCAGCTCCTGCAGGTCTTCTTCGGTCATCCATCCGGTCTTCATTTGTCGATCCCCCATAGGCTTCGGGTCAGTTCGATGATGCGTGCTGCTGCTTCGGTCATTCGTTTCTTCTGCGTTTCCTGAAGTGTTCGGGCTCGGGCGGGTAGTTCGTCAGCCACGGCGCGGAATCCAGGATCAGCTTCCAGTTGGCCGCGCTGTTTGGCACAGCCGGCCCGGCGTAGTCGAAGAATCCGGCCGGCGGCTCGACGCCCAGCTGCTCGACCAGCGCGGCAGGTACTGCCACGTGGTAGCCGCTGTTGTAGTAGTCGAGATGCCGTGCAATTTGCTCGGCGCTGTATCGGCCGGCGCGCGGCACCACTGGCGTGTATCCGTTGTTGTCGGGTCGCCAGAGCGTGATGTAGTGGTGATCGCGCGTCGTGTGGCAGACGGCCACCACGATGAAGGATGCGGCATCCATGGCTGAAATTATTGGTTCTGAATAATTTGGGATAAAACGAGGGTGTACTTAATGTCTGCCGCGTGCGGGACGATGTCTGCAACGTGGCCGGTACGCATAAAGCCGGGGCTGTCCACGACAATCGCCCTGAAGCCAAAGAACCGGAGATTCCGATGACCGAGACCAGAACAACCGAGCACACCATTTTTGAGCTGAAGACCTACCCCAACGGCGGCGGCTGGAAGTGGGAAATCACGCAGCAGGCAATCGACGGCGAGCCGAGCATTTTCGGTGTCAGCCGTTCTCCGTTCGTGACGAAGGAAGATGCCTTTGCCGACGGCATTCGGATGCTGGATAGGCTGGCGCCTCATAAGGGATAGCGTCACGCTGAGGCCTCCAGCACGAGCCCCGGCTGCCGCGTGCGCTCGTCCTGCAGGGCGATGTATTCCGGGTTCAACTCGGCGCCGAGCCACCGGCGGCCGAGCCGCTGCGCGACGCTGGCCACCGTGCCGGAACCCATGAACGGGTCGAACACGATGTCGCCCGGCCGGCTGCCAGCGAGCACACACGGCTCGACCAGTGCTTCCGGGAAGGTGGCGAAGTGCGCGCCGTCGAATGACTGTGTCGGGATGCTCCAGACGCTGCGGCGGTTACGCGTGTCGACTAGCTCGTTCACGGACCCGGAGAACGATGCGTTCTGTTTCACGCGCGGCTTGGCCACCTTGTCGTATCCACGGCCAAAACCGACGCCGGTACCCGAATAGCGGCCCGTCAGCGCGCGGTGGCCACCAGCCGAGGTATCCCAGCGGCTGGGCGTGGCCTTCGGATTGACGCCAGATCCCCGTGCGTGCGCCGTGCCGCTGACCGGTTCCTGCATGGCGTCGAAGTCGTAGAAGTACTTCTCGCTCTTGGTCAGCAGGAACAGGTATTCGTGCGCTTTCGTGCAGCGGTCGCGCACGCTTTCCGGCATCGGGTTGGGCTTGTGCCAGATGATGTCCTGCCGCAGCCACCAGCCGGCGTCCTGCAGCGCGAAAGCAAGGCGCCACGGCTGGCCGACCAAATCTTTCGGCTTCAGCCCCTCCACGCGGACGTCGTTGCGCGGGATCGGTGTGTCGTCGCGCCGACGACTGGCCGTCATGGCCCGGGCTTCGGTGGCGGCAGGCGACGGGCCCCATGCCGCGCCGCGCGTTCCGGCGTAGCTGTCGCCCATGTTCAGCCACAACGTGCCGTCGTCGGCGAGCAGCTCGCGGCACAGGTCGAAGACGTCGACCATCCCGGCTATGAACTCCGGCAGGCTGGCCTCGAGGCCCAGTTGGCCGTCGACGCCGTAGTCGCGCAGCCCCCAGTACGGCGGGCTGGTGACGATGCACTGCACGCGCACGCCGTCGGCGATCAGCGATCGCATGACGTCGCGGCAGTCGCCCTGGTAGCAGTGGTTGAGGATCACGCTGCCTCCCCCTGCTGCGCCACCGTCAGCGCAATGGCCACCGGCCGCACCCACACCGGCGTCGACGACAGCATGAACGTCTCGCCCGTCTCGGCCAGCATCAGCGTGGTGCCCATCACCTCGGCAATGGCCACGGCCGCATCCGGCGGAACGGCATTGCCGATGCGCTCACGCCAGGCCTGATCGCTCAGGCCATCCAATTCCAGATATTCCTCCGGCTCGATCAGCGACTGCAGCGCGGCCAGCTCCAGCGTGGTGAACGGGCGGTGCCAGGTGCCGTCCAGCGCGCGGATGATCGCCACCAACTTGTCGTTGGCGGCCGGCAGGCGCGGATCGGCCACCGACCACCGGCCGTTGTCGTGGCCGGCAGCTGCCGACACGGCGCCGCTGGGCTGATCCCAACCGACCACGCCGTAGTGGCCACCTGTCAGGTAGTTGTCGCCGCGCTCGCGCCGCATGCCTGGCCGGGGATCGGCGACGGCGAATGCGCCCTGGCCGCTGTCGCTGCGCGCGATCACCGTGCCAGCCGGCTCGTCGTAGCCAGTGACGCGGTACTTGCCCGCGCCTTCGAAGCCCGTCTTGGCGCGGGGGTCCTGCACGCATTGGCCAGTGCCGTGCGCGCTGGTGACGGCGCCGGCGGCGTCGGCCCATGGCACGATCCGGAATTCGTTGTTGTGCTTGGCCGGCCCGGCGTGGCGGGGGTCCGCCACACTGAACGTGCCCTGGCCCGGCGACTTCACACCGATGATGGCGCCGGACGGCTCGCCCCAGCGCAGCACGCCGTACTGCTGGTACTGGGCGGCTTCGGCCGGGCCGCGCGGGTCAGCGACCGAGAACGCGCCGTTCGTCGGCAGGGACTCGCCGGCCACGGTACCGGCCGGCTCATGCCAGTCCACCACGCCCAGATGGCCACCGCGGCGCTCGGGCAGGATCAGGTAGTCGCTCAGGTAGCCGTCCTGCACGGCCAGCTTGTTCAGGCTGCGCCAGTCGCTGCCGGCCTCGACGAAGGCCAGGCGCACCCAGGTCTTCCACTGCAGCGCCGGCACGCGGTGCATCGGGCCGCCGGCGGTGGCGCCGGGCAGCGGCATGCGACCCAGCACGGTACCGACGCCCTGCAGGCGTCGCACGGGCGGCTCGTACAGGAAGGCGGGCACCTTGGCGGTGTGGCGCGCGACCAGGAGGAAGCGCTTCCGGCTCTGGGCAAGGCCACCGATCACGCCGCAGTCGTGCGTCGTCTCGTTCACCGCGTAGCCGTAGTGCCGCAGGATCTGGCCGATCTGGTCGAGCAGGTGCCGGCCGCGCGATGCCAGGCGCGGCACGTTCTCGAACACGATCAACTCGACCGGGTCATCCTTCCACGCCTCGCACATCAGCCAGACGCAGCGCAGTGTCAGCTCGTTCAGGGCCTGGTACTTCGGCGTGCGGCTCAGGGTCTCCGACAGCAGGCCGGATGCGCCCTTGCACGGGCTGGAGATGAACACGCAGTGCGGGTGCTGGTGGCCAGCCGCACGGACGATGTCGTTCGGCGTGGCCTCGCGCCAGCCCGCCGGCGGCTCGGCGCCATGGAAGGCGGTGTACTGCTCGCGGGTGAACAGGTCCATCACCGTACAGGGCACCCCCACCAGCGTCTCGAAGTCGCGAGCGGCGGCCGGATCGTTGTCGATGCCCCCGATGCATTTCCAGGTGCCGACCATGTTGCCGACGCGCGCAGCGGCCTGCTTGAAGCCTTTGGCACCGCCACCGAGGCCCGAGCACATGGTGAAGCAGTTGTACTCGCGGCGGATCATTGGCCGGCCTCCCGGCTATTCACCGCAGAATCTGCGGAGATTACGGCCGTATTCTCCGCACGGCCTTCGAACAGGGCTTCGATCTCGGTGTCCGGGGTGGGCAGCGCCTGAGTTGCGAAAGACGGCAGCGGCATCCAGACCAGGTAGGGCGCATCTTCCTTCGGGCCTCGGCTGCCAGGCGGCGCGACCATGCAGAAGTGGTCGTAGCGGTCAGCGTGCTGCAGCCAGACGCCGTCTTCCTTGCAGTCGAAGTCGTGGCGCTCAGGGTTCTCCGGGTCGGTCGAGTCGAGCCAGCCCACGACCAGGGGCACGCCCTCCGGGGCGGTACTGATGGGCTGCCACGCATCCGCCCCCGCCTCACCGCTCTGGTGCGCGTGGATAGGCTGGCCGTGATACCACAGGAACATGCAGAAGTTGGCCACGTCGCGCGGGTCGCCTTTCTCGACGTGCTCACGCAGCATGCGGGACAAGTCTTCCGCCGTGCAGTAGTTCCAGCCGCCGCGACCTTTGTCGCGCGCTGCCGCCAGCTTGCGCTTCATCGCTACAGCGAATTGCTCGACTACGTAGTCGTCGAAGTTCCCAGCCACCTGGGCTGCGAGCGCCGGGGCGGCCGCAGGCAGCGCGGACGCAGCGTTGCTGGCCATCGCTCGAATCTCTTCGGCCAACTCGGTCAGCGTCGTGTAGTGGTCCATCTTCTCCTGACGGTCGAAGCACAGGGTGCCGCCCACGCTGTAGCCGAACTGGTTCGCGTAGTCGTCGGCCTTGCCTGCGACGAAGTCGGCGGCTTCCCTCATCCCTGCCAGGCGCGTGTTGTTGTCGCTCATGCTTGCTCCTTGGTGACGGCTGCGCGGATCTCATTGATGCTGGCCGTGGCCCGCTCGCGCCACGCCGGGCCGTGTTGGATTGCGAGCTGGATGAACCAGTGCAGCACGTGCGCCTGCTCATCCTCGGCGCGCTTCTTGATCTCGGCACCGCCAGCACGCAGCACGTGCGCGATCGGGCCGGTGTGCCAGAGCATCAGGCTCAGCACGTCGAACAGCGCTTCGGTGATCTCGGTCGGGTAGGGCAGCGTTCCGGGCTCCTGCGTCGGGGCGTTGAGCAGGGCACGGTGGATTGCCTTGGCGAGCTCCATGGCATGCTGCGGCGTATCGCCGTATGCCCTTGCGATAACCTTGGCATCGTCGCCCCGGCCATCCCACAATTGCACCCACCATTCCCCGAGGCTTGGATAACTGTCCTGGTTGAGTGTCGGCAACTGCCCGACGGTCAACCCGGTGACTTCTTCATCGCACAACCGGGCCGTGTCAGCAGAAAGCGCATCACGGACGCCATCAGCAAAGCGCGCAAGCGATGCATCCCAAGCGTTCGTGCCGGGCGTGGCAGACATCAGGCCGCAGTCACGAGCGAGGTTCCAGTCTTCGTCCCGGCACTGAGCCGGCGTCGTCGATTCGGTCATTACAGAGTCCCGGTCTTGAGTTGTTCAATGGCTTCCGCCAGCGGGCCGAAGCGGGCCCAGCGGTGCAGCGGCCAGTAGGGGTGCGCCTGGGCGCTCTCGATCAGCGTTCGCAGCGCACCGCGCAGCTGCAGCGCTTCGGCGCTGGCGACCGCGTGGGCCTGCCGCAGGTCGTCGCGCGCGGCAATGGCGTCGCGCAATTGCTTCTCCAGATCGGCCGCCCGGCCGCGCAGCGTCGCGTTCTCGCGCTTCAGGTTGGTCGAGTCGCGCGCCAGATCGGCGATGTCGTCGTCCAGGCGACGCGTGGCGCGGCTGACGGTGGTTCCGAGTGGCCAGGTCATGGTTATGCCTCTGGGTGGTGGTAATCGACGCCTTGGATACGCAGGTCGGGCGCCTCGCCGCCGCGCAGAAAATCCGCGATCAGGCTTGGCACGCGGTTGCTGTAGTCCATGCCGAACCGCTCTTTCACGCGGACGATGTGCGCCATTGCCAGGCTGGTGGCGCGCTCTTCCGTCATAGCGACCCAGACGCGTTGGCCATGGTGAGGCTGGTGGTGCGGCGCGTACCCATCGGCGTGGAAATTCACGTGAGTCAGACCCATGGGGTCGCCACAGCTCGGACACGGCGCGGTGAACGGCGTGACGCCGTCTCGGCTGTTCCAGATGATCTCGCTGTGACTGCAGCCGCAGGAGTAGCGCATCAGGCAAAAGGCCTCTACATGACGGTGGCCACGGGCGGTGAGTGGTCTGGTCATGGCGCGGGCTTGCGGTCGTCTGCCGGAAGATCGTCCAGGCTGGCGACGAGCTGGCTTTCCTGGAACTCGCTGCCGGCGCCGACCATGAAATAGCGCAAGCTCTGCGACCGGCTGATAGGATTGCCCCGGCCCTGGTTGTCGTACTTGATCTCGACCACGAACCGGATGGTCTGGATGCGGTACGGCCTAACCGATTCGATGCGGCCGCGATAGTCGCGGGAGAAGGCGAACACTTCCTGCCCGGCTTCAAACTTCGGCTTGATCAGGTCGGCGATGTTGACGGTCTGTTCTGCCACGGTGGTCTCGCTATGTAGGGTGGGCGGCTGTCGGCTACCCATCAACCAGATGGAAGCTGCCCGTCGCACGCTGTTTATGGACTCGGCGTTGTCCCGCCGAAGCCGCCCATTGAAAGGGTGGGGTACTCGCTGCACTGCCTGCGCCGCCTACCGCGCATAGCTGCTGACTCGGCATCTCCCGGCTACGGGTTTAACGCTCAGCAACGGTCGGACAGAATCCGCTTTCCCCCGGTGAATCGTTACGCCGCTTCCTTCATCTCGGGCGGCTCTTCGAAGGACAGGCTCATATGCACTTCCTGCTGGAGAAGCGCCAGCAGCTTCGCGCCCGTCGCCTCGTCGGGGTGCGCCTGCACGCGGAAGTTGACGAACACTGTGCCGCCTTCCTGAAAGTCGAACGACACCTTGTTGACCTTCGCTTCGTCCAGCACGATGTCGTACTCAGCCTTCACGCCGTTGTGGATCACCAGGCGCTGGTGCTCCCATGCGCCGTCCCACTTGATCGTGCCCAGCGCCGGGTTCTTCAGATTCGGCAGGTAGCCGGCGTCCGTGACCAGGTCGCCTTGCAGGCCCTCGTCCTTGTGGTAGAAGCTCGACTTGAGCGTCGGCGAGAAGAACGAAAGCACGTCGTTGGACAGGCGCGCCTGCAGTTTCAGATCGATGGCCAGCACGGAATCCTCGCCGTGCTTCTCATTGCGGGCGTTCATGTGGTTGATCTTGACCAGATCGGTTTCGAGTTCGAGCATGGTGTGGGCTCCGTGGTGGGTGAAGGGAATTACGCGGCGTGTTGGTGCGCCGAAAAGTCCAATTCGCAGAGCCAGCCGATAACCTGCTCTTCGGTGGCTTCGAAGTGACTGACCAGCGCGGCGATGATCTCCGCGTCGGTCGGCCGGGTGGGGGGCGCCGGGCGGCGGGCCGGTGCCTGGCGGGTGACAGGTGCGGGGCGCGCGGCGGGCGCAGGCGTGGAAGTCGGCTCGGGGGCCTGAGCAGCAGCCTTGGCACGACGGTCGGCTTCCTCGTCGGCCGCCCGCTGGGCAGCGGCACGCTCGGCGCCCTGGCGCTCTTCGCGCTCCGCTGCCTGTTGCGCTGCCTTCTCGGCGGCGGCCTTCTCTGCTGCCTCGCGCTCGGCCTTGGCTTGCTCTTCGCGGCGGATACGGGCGCGCGTTTCTTCTTCCTCGCGCTGCTTGTCCAGCTTGTGCTTCTCGATGCGGTTCGACACCACCATCTTGATGTCGTCGAGCTGCTTGGTGGCCAGGCCGTGGCGGTCAGAGAAAAGGAACTCGAAGCCCTTGGTCGCTTCGTCCAGATAGGCGACGTTGGAGCGCAGGCGCTTGGCCGAGGCGTCGGCATCGATCTTGGCGTTGGCCAGCAGCGTGTCCACCGCATCACGGATGCTCGCCACCGAGCGCTTGCCCTTGGCAGCACCGGCGAAGTCAGGCATGCCCAGATCCACCCAGACGCCGCCGGTCTCTTCCTTCAGTGCCTGGATGTGATCGGCATACGCGGTGCGACCGGCGCGGATCAGACCTTCCTTGATCTCGACCTTGCGCTGATCGACCAGCTTGGCCAGCTCCAGGCGCGTGCTGCGCGCGATGCCCTTGATGTCGTCGACCGTGCGGAAGACTTCGTCGACGGTCTCCATCTGCGACTGCACATGCTGCTTGGCGGCGTCCAAGCGGGCCTCGACGTCGCTGCACCACTTCACGATCTTCTCGGCGTCTGCGAAGTCCTGGTCGGTCTGCAGGTCGCGGTTGATGCCGCCGAAGACGTCGATGGCATGGTCGCGGAAGGCGCGCAGGTTGCTGGCCGTAACCTCGCCCCGCACTTCGATGCGCAGGGCCGGCAGGGTTTCAGGCGTGCGGCCCTCGGGCTTCACCTCGACCACTTCAGGCTCGTAGGCGGCCAGATCCTTGTCGAACTGCCGCCATGCGGCCAGGATCTCGGCGCGCAGTTCCATATCCGGGTAGTACCAGCAGCGGCGCACATCGTCGCCCGTGCGGTCAGCCGCTACGAACAGGATGCGATCGCAGCCGGATACCATGCACTGCTGTTCCATCTGAACGCGGTAGTGCTTCGGGAGGGCACGCCCGTCGTTCTCTTCGATGCCGCCAAGTGCGCTCAGCACGGCCCGGAGATCATCGTTGATGGTCTTCACTTCCAGGCCAGTGTCTTCCGCCATGTTCAGGCCATCGAACGAGGCAGACAGTTCCAAGCCGTCAACCTCTTCGCTACCGACGACCGGGAATAGTTCTTCGCCGATGACCAGCTCGGCATTCCCGCGCTGGGCCTCTTCGATCGCATGCCCGTCGTCAAAGCGTCGCTGCGTTACAGCATCGACTTCAGGTCGCACGCCGGTATGCCGGACGCGCAGCAATTCGGAGCGGGTGACGTACGGCGAGCAGCCGAGTACGGCGGGTGCGTCGGTGGCGTTGCGGGCGGCTGCGCGATAGGCGTGCCATTCGGGGCTGCCCTGTGGGTATTCGAGGACGTTCATTCTTCGTGGCTCCACGAGTCGATGGTGTTTTTCTGTGCGTCGGTCAGCGGTGCGCCCCGCGATTCGATGAAGGCGATCATCTGAGGCGGCGTCTTGCGGCCGCCCTTCACCATGTCGCGCCAGGCCGCCTTGTTGGCGTCGAAGCGCTCTTGCGGGTAGAAGGCGGGCGTTTCCTGCTGCTGGCGCTGCCCTTGCTGCTGCCGCTGCTGGGGTGCGCCGCCGTTGCCGTCGTCATCGTCTGCCTGCTCGGACAGCCCCGTGATCGCCTTCAGCGTGTAGCGCTCCAGGTAGGACTTCGTGCTGGCCCGCGCCTGAATCGCGTTCTTCGCGCCGCCGGTGTCGGGCGGCCCGCCCATCGACACACTTTCCTCGTGGCCGTCGACATGGCGCAGATAGCACGTCACTTCGAGCCAGTCCTTGTCGTCCTTGGTCAGGCGCCACGACGACGACAGGCCATGCCTCGACAGGGCCGGCGTCACCGCGTTGACCACCTCGTGCAGCTCGGCGTAACCCTTGCCGCGCAGCGGGCCGTCCGTCACCGTCTTGTTCTTGATGATCGTGACCGCCTCGGCCTTGAACGCCGCAAACGCAGCGTCATAGGCCTTCTTGGCAATCTTCGATTCCCAACGCTCCTGCAGCTCCATGAGCTTTTCGAGCCTGTCAAGGTCGGCACCACTTTCCACTGCGATGCGCAGAAGATCTGCAGGCGTGGTGGCGGCCAGCGCGCCGGTCGGGCGGTGGGCGGGAAGCGCCGCGGTGCGCGGTGTGCTGGGCGCAGCCTCGACGTCGACAATGTCTTCGACGACAGCGGTGTTCATGGTGCGGTTCTCCTGGTGGTGGCGGGAATCAGGCGGCCGGTGCTGCGTCGACCTTCACGTACGGGTACTTCTTGTCGAACGGCTTGATGTGCTTGCCGAAGTGAGAGCCGATCGACTCGGCGTTGCGGAACGCGGCGAACTCTTCGGCGGTGACGTTGCTGTAGTGGTAGAGGCTGGTGGCCTCGCCCTTGTAGTTCTTGAAGCGGATGGCGAGGGTCTTCGTCGCTGGGTCGTGCCCGATGCTGTGGATCTGCGAGGACTCGACGTTGATCAGGGTGATGTCGGGCATGGTGGTCTCCAAAGAGTTGAGGTTGTGATGCGGTGTTGATTCAGAAGCCGTAGACCAGCGGGCCATCGACCCAGCCGGCGAGGCCCATGGCGAACAGAATGAAAAGCGTGATCAGTGCTTCGGTCAGGCGCGGGTTCTCGTCCAGCCAGAGTTCGAAGGATTCGCGGTCCATGTCAGGCTCCAAAAATCGGGATCAGGTTGGCCAGGCCGAGCACGAGAATGGCCGCGAAGGTGGCCAGCTTCAGTCGGCGGTTCCACTTCGCCTGCATGGCGGCGCGGATGATGGGGTCGTCCATGTCGATCACGATTCAGTCCGTGGTGTAGTAGCGGAGCGTCGTGACCCACTCGACGCCGTCGAGGCGCGACATGGACACAGCAGGCGAGCGGTACGCATCGATGCCATTCGCACGGCTTTGGGCGGCCTGCTGCACGGCTTCGCGATTGCTGCCCCGATACTCGATCTCGTGGACAGAACCGCTGCGGATGACGCGGCTACGCACGCCGGCCGGCAGCTGCGGCGGTGCGATGCCGCGCAGGGCTGTCTGAAAAATGGGGTGCAGATTGAGCATGGCGACCCTCAGAACTTGTAGCGAAGCGTGATCGTGTCCGTCGCCTTCCAGATCGCGAACATGGGATCGTTGTTCGTCTTGCTGAAGTAGTGCGTGTAGACGACGCTGAAGTTGCCGTTGCCGACAGAGAGGCCGAGGACCGGGGCGAAGCGCACCTTGTGGTCGCTCGATGTGTTGATGACCTGGCCGCCCTCGGTGTAGACGTTCACGTTCCACGTGTGGACGAAGGCATAGACGCCGCCCTCGATGCCCACGCGCACGCCGTGCCACGTGTAGTTCGGTTCGAGCGTCAGCTTCAGGCCCTGCATGTGACCGTTGCCGACGAACCGATTGCGGTACCAGCAGGCGCCGATGCAGGTCTTCGTGTGGCGGCTGTAGTTCTGGTCAGCCGTGGCTTGCGCGTCGGAGTGGACGTTGCCCAGGTAGACGTACCCGGCATGCCAGTCGAGGCCGAAGCGATCCCACTGATAGGCCGTATCGGTCAGGCCGATCTCGAAGGTCGGCGCGCTCATGTCCAGCGAGTGCTGCAGGCCTTCCTGGTACCACATCATGTCGCCGCGCGTTTCGTACTTGGCCACGCCGGCGCCGACTTCCAGCGTCACTGCGGAGGCCACGCACGGCAGCAGCGCTGCAGCGAGAGCAATAAGGGTCTTGGGCATGTCCGACTCCTTGGGAATGGGGAGTCGTCAGGCGAAGATGGCTTCGTTGAGCGCCGCGATCGTGCGGGACGCCTCAGAAGCCTGTGCAATGGCCTTCGCAGCAACGCGGTCGGCGTGAGCCTTGGCGTCCGCGATCAGCTCGCGGGCTTCGAGCAGGCTGACTTTCTCGATGCCGTTGTGGGGGACGAATTTGTACAGCTGCGTGGCGGTCTTGTTGGCCAGGACATAGGCGTCCGGCGCGAAATCGCGAGGGGTCGCGACCTTGGCCACGACGGTCAGGTCCTTGAGAAAGCCGACATTGACAGCTTGGCCGACTTCCCACGCTTGCTTGCTCTTGGTGATCATCTTGCACTCCATCGGTTGGTTGATGGAGGCATAGTAAGCGATGCTTACACGATATGCAAGCAATGCTTTCCTATTTTTCAGCGATGCTTACTTCGTGTGCGTTAAAAAGCCCATCGCGGAGGATGGGCTTGTGGGTTAACGGCTTTGTGGCTACTTCGGGAGGCGGCCCTCGCGAACGCGAACGTCCAGCACGGTCTTCCTGTCTACGGCAAGGTCGCACTCATAAATGACTGGCGTGTACGCACCGAAGCCGTTCTGGAACTCAGCCTTGTCGCCGATCATCGTGAGGGTGCCGGCATCCTTGTCCTTCCAGCGGAAGCGGCCGAACTTCGTTTCGAAAGTGCCATCGGTCCAGCGAACGCTATGCTTGGCCAGGCGTTCGACGGGATCTTTGCAATAGACGCCTGCCGCGACGACTGCCTGATCTCCATTGCATTGAAGATCGTCCTTGGCACACTCGGCCTTGGCTGGCTTGGTGTCTTCGGATGAGGCTGCCGGCTTCCTTTCCGTGCTGCTGCACATTGCAACGAGCGCGACAAGGATACCTACCGCAATGAGCCCGGGGACTGGGCTTTTTCTCTTGGCAGGCTTCGCAGCGACCGAGGGTGCGGCCGTGGGCGACGGTGGGGCGCCGCAATGAGGGCAGGCAGCAGCTTCCGTACTGACCGGTTTGCCGCATTCTCGGCAATTGATTAGGGCCATCTTGTTATTCCGAGCGTAGAAGGTCAGAAATCGCCCATGCCTGAGCGGTACTTGACTCGGCCGATGATGCTCACATATTCCGGGTGGTTAGCCGGGACGAGCAGTGGCTCGTATTTTGGGTTGTCACTGACAATCCTGAGCCCGCCATCAGGCATCCTGAACAGGCGCTTGACCAGGAGTTCCCCAGCGTAGACGAGTGCGAAGACCTTGCCATTGGCTGGTACACGAGTGTCCGCCCTGTTCACGATGACCGTGTCGTCATCGAACAGCAGCGGTTCCATGCTGTCCCCGTCTACCTTGACCGCTACCAGGTCCTTGGGCTTTGCGTCGAGGCGCCGGATGTAGTCTGCCTGAAATGGCAGCGGCTCCCTTTCCTCGATGTGCCAAGTCTCTTTACCATTCCCCGCCGACAATTCCACATCAATCCTCGTCACGAGAACCGTCGACTCCTTGGGGAGTTCTTCCAGGCTCTCGTAAGTAACAATCGGGCGCACCGAGACGCCTGTAAGTGCTTTCTCTAATGCTGGCGGAGGATTGTAAGCGCCGGCTGGGGAGTTTGCTGGCGATTCGTGTTCAATGTTGCTTACATCAGATTTAAGCCACCACTCAAGTGGCTTGCCGGACAGGCGGGAGAACACCGGTAGATGTTCTTTTGCGACACGGCCCGTCTTGAGCCATCCGTAGACCGCTTGTCGTGTAACGCCGCATTCCCGGGCCAGCGTTGCCGAATCCAGAAGGCCGCTATCCAGCGCCTCCTGCAGCTTCTGTCCTAGGTCTACTCGCTCGTCTTTTCGTTGGGTCATATGGCCTCGTGGAACTTCCAAGCGGAAGTTTAACCAACGCTTTCAAGCGAAAACAATGCTTTACTCATGCGTAAGCATTGCTTACAATGATTTGCATGAACGCAATCGACCGAGCCATCCACATCGCCGGCAGCAAGTCCCGCCTTGCGCGCGCCATCGGGGTCACTCCGCAGATGGTGTCGCAGTGGGCGAGCAATCGCAAGCCGATCCCTATCCCTCGCTGCGTGCAAATCGAGAAGGCGACAGGTGTGCCCTGCGAGGAACTGAATCCCTCCGAAGACTGGGCAACGATCCGCTCGGTGCTCTGCGACCCCGAGAGGGGAAAGCGGCCCTGATTCATTCCGGGCATTGGGCAGTAAGTAGTTCATCAGTGGCATCGCAAATGTGATGCCTTCTTTTTACGGGTAGCCCAACCGGTAATTCAAGCAGGTAGCGGCCGCAGAGCCGATTGTTTTTGGCTAAGAGGGAGCGATCGATGGACGAACTGAAGCTTTTTGGCGGCGTGATCCAAGCGCCGTCATTCCTGCCGGCCGAGGTTGTCGACGCCTGCAGAACGTACCGGGAAGCCGTGCGCCTCTCGTGGATGCACCGTCGAATCAAGGGTATGACACAGCGCACCCTTGCCGAACTGACCGAGTGCTACGCCTCGCACGTGTCCGACTACCTGGCTTCGGATGACAAGCCGAGCCGTCGCAGCCTACCAGCAGAAAAGCTGAACGCGTGGGCCGCGGTGACCGGCAACTGGGGAGTACAGCAATGGCTGATGCACCAGTCGAAGCTGACCGTAATGGAAGAAGTCATTGCGCACAGGTCGGCAGCATGAACCATCAGCAAGAGATTTCGCAACGCGCCTGGGTCAACGAACTCCTGCACAGGATGACTGTGGCCAACACCCTAGAGGTGAGGGTCCAGCTATGCGCGGAAGTGAAGCGGGAAATCGCCGTTTTGTTGGCCGGCCGTACCACCGATTCGGAGCAGTGAGGAAGCAATGGCAGGAATCGATTGGCTCCGCCTTTGGCATGACATGCCGAACGACCCGAAGTGGCGCACGATCGCGCGGGCTTCTGGCAAACCGATTGCCCTCGTTCTGTCGACCTATGTGCATTTGTTGGTCGATGCGTCACGAGGTGTCACGCAATGTCACGACGAGTCTCGTGACATGTCACAGGAAGTCACGAATGTCTCGCGTGTCACGCGCGGTGTGACAGATGTCACGGACGAAGATATCGCGAGCGCTTTGGACGTATCGGAAGAGGATATCAGGACGATTCGCGTGGCCATGCAAGGGCGGGTTCTCGATGGCAACTACCTGTCCGGGTGGGAAAAGCGCCAACCTCGTCGCGAAGATGCTGGGAACCCGGAAACCGGCGCCAAATCTGCCGCAGAGCGGAAGCGTGACCAGCGCGAACGCGAGCGTCAGGCCCGTGATTCTGTGGCAGGTCACGACACGTCACGCGATGTCACGCAGAGTCACGACAGAGAAGAAGAGAGAAGAGAAGAGTCTTCTTCTACTACTCCTAACGGAGTAGTTGTCGACAGCGATACCGCTGCCGACTTCACCCTGGGCAAGTTGGTGCAAACGAAGCCAAAGGCTGCTCGCCCTGAATGCCCGCATCAGGAAATCATCGCGCTCTACCACGAGATCCTGCCGATGTGCCCGTCCATTCGCGGATGGGCTGGCACCCGCCAGACGAACCTGCGCGCGCGCTGGAACGAAGACCCGAAGCGTCAGAGCCTTGAGTACTGGCGGAACTTCTTCACGTACGTCTCGCAATCCGACTTCCTGACCGGCAAAGCGAAGACGCAGGAGGGTCGCAAGCCCTTCCTTGCCAGCCTCGACTGGATTGTGAAGTCCGAGAACTTCACCAAGATCCGCGAAGAGCGCTACCACGGGGGTGCCGCATGAATGCCATCGACGATTTTCCGCAGGCCCGCGCCCTGTACAGCGTGGAAGCCGAACAGGCGGTGCTAGGCGGTCTCCTGCTCGACAGCGATGCAATCGACCGCATTGGGGGCTTGGACGCCACGCATTTCTACCGCGACGACCACCGGCTGATTTTCTCCGCGGTCATCCGCCTGGTCTCGGCAAACAAGCCGGCCGACGTGATCACGGTCTTCGAAATGCTCCAGTCCAACGGTCAGGCCGAGCGCGTCGGCGGGCTGCAGTACCTGAACGCCGTAGCGCAGAGCACGCCGAGCGCCGCGAACGTCAGCCGGTACGCCGATATCGTGCGCGACCGTGCGTTGCTCCGCGAGACGGCTGCCGCTGCGCGCAAGGTGCTGGAGCTGGTCGAGACGCCGAGCCCGATGAAGGGCGCCGAGGTCGTTGACCGCGCCCAGTCGCTGCTGGCCGATCTGGCCCAGGTGGGCGTGCAGCGCGGGCCGAAGATGATCGCCGAGCTGCTGGTTCCGGTGGTCGAGCAGGTGGATGCGCGGTACCACAGCGGTATCGAGCCGGGCATTTCGACCGGCATCGCATCGCTGGACACCGCGCTGAACGGCGGCTTCCACCCGAGCAATCTCGTCATCGTGGCCGGCCGTCCCTCGATGGGCAAGACGGCGCTGACGACCGACGTCGGCCTGAACATCGCCGACAGCGGGCGCAGTGTGCTGCTGTTCTCGATGGAAATGTCCGACCAGGAGATCGTGGCCCGCGCGCTGGCCAACCGGGGCGGGATCAACCTGTCCGCGCTCCTGCGGGGGCGCCTTTCTGACGAAGACTGGCCGCGCATGACGTGGGCGATCCAGAACATGGGCGGCATGAACTTCGCCATCGATGACACGCCGGCCCTGTCTCTGCTGGAAGTCAAGACGAAGGCCAAGGCCCACAAGCGCAGGTACGGCCTGGACCTGGTGATCGTCGACTACCTCGGCCTGATGTCTGGCGGCGAGGAAAAGATGCGCACGCAGCAGATCGGCGCGTACTCGCGCGGACTGAAGTCGCTGGCCAAGGAACTGAACGTGCCGGTGGTGGTGCTCTCGCAGCTGAGCCGGAAGAACGAAGACCGTCCGGATCGGCGGCCAATGCTGTCCGACCTGCGCGACTCGGGCGACATCGAATCCGACGCCGATGTGGTGCTGTTTGTCCATCGGCCGGAGATGTACGACCCGAACAACGACGAGCTGAAGGGCTACGCCGAGGTGCTGATCCGCAAGAACCGGAACGGCGCGCTCTGCGACGTGCCGCTGCTGTACCGCGGAGCGGTGACGAAATTCGACGAATGGACGGGTCCGCTTCCGATGCTCGGCCACGGCCCAGCCGTCCGCAAGCGCGGCATCGCCGCCGATCTGTGAGGAACGCCATGAACTGCAAACCGGGGGATCTGGCGTACATCGTCAGTGCAAGCCCAGACACGAAGGGGTGGAATGACGGGCGCGTCGTCGAAGTGCTCCACGTCTACATCGATCACCACGTCCACTTCGGGCGTGTCTGGCAGGTTCGATCGCAAACGCCGCTGTCCATCTTTGATGGATTTACGGGAGCCCCGATCGGCACCATGACCGAGTTTCAGTGCCCGGATGACTGGCTGCGCCCGATCAGCGGCGTGCCCGTCCACGATGATCTGCACGACGAGGTGCCGGCATGAACGACCTGTTCGCGACGATCGCCGAGCACGCGGAAGTTACTGAATCGCAATGGAATTCCCTCGCAGCAACGGGTACGCCCACCTGCAATCTGAACATCCTGGCCATCGACATCGGTACCACCACCGGCTGGGCGCTGGGCATGCGCGACGGCGCCCTGCATAGCGGCAGCGAGTCATTCGCACCGCGCCGCAATGACGGCCCCGGCCAGCGCTGGCTGAAGTTCTCCGCGTGGCTGGGTGAGCGCGCACGCCAGGCCGGCGAGATCCACGCCGTCTACTACGAGCTGGTGATGGCGCATGGCACGCGGGAGAACCCCAACGTCATCGCCGCACACGTGTATGGCGGCTTCGAGGCGCACCTGCAGGCGTGGGCAGACCGCAACCGCATCCGTTTGGTCGGCGTGCCGGTGCCCGTCATCAAGAAGTCGGCGACGGGGAAGGGCAACGCCAACAAGGACGCCATGGTGGCAGCCATGCGCCAGCGCGGCCACCGCGTCGTCGACGACAACCATGCCGATGCGCTGGCGCTGCTCGAGTACGCGCAGCGGGAGGAAAGCTGATGGGCATCCTCGAACAACCGCAATCCCTGCAGCAGGTCCTGCGTGGCGTCTTTCTCCGCGGCGAGAAGGTCGTCGCCACGCGTTTCGCCACCCAATACGGCTTCACGCGGCAGGGCGTCAGCGAAGGCCTCAAGGCGATGCGCAAGCGCGGACTGATCCAGCCGCGCGAGCTCGAGCGCGCTTCCGCCGGCACGGCTCCCATCGAATGGTCGTGCGTCGACCTGGCCGCCATGCAGGCCTACCAGCCGAAGGTGCAGACGCACAACCCGATGGTGGCTCGGCGCCGGCCAACCGGCCCCTTCGCGGCGCTGCTGGAAGTCTGGGGTATCCGGCCGGCGGACATCCGTCTGCCGACCATGCGGCACGTGATGATCACCAACGACCCAGCGGAGGCCGCGTGATGGATGCAGGAAAGCTGAATTTCAACTCACAAGGGAGCAACCATGAATCTGGCCTTTGAGCACGTGGTGATCATCTGCATCGCCGTCTTTATCGCCGGCACGTGCTTCGGCGTGCTGCTCATGAGCCTGGTGCAGATGGACCGCGACGAGCGGCTTCCGAAGATCGAAGAGCTGCGCACTGTGCCGGCACCGGAAGGAGACTGAAATGCGAAGTGACTGGAATGGGTACTGCATTCGCTGCGGCGGCTTTGGCCACCGCTCGTCGAGCTGCATGCGCTGGAATGGCGTCCGTCTGGCGAGGCCGGTATGAGCGACAAGCGCATCTTCATCCTGTCCCACCGGCAGGCGCGCGCTGGCGCCGAGCTGGCGATTCGCGGAGCTCCCGACGGCTATGTCGTCACCATCTGCGAGCCGACCCGGACGCTCGACCAGAACGCGAAGCTGTGGCCGATGCTGTCGGACGTCTCGAAGCAGGTCGAATGGCACGGCCAGAAGCTGACCACCGACGAATGGAAGGACGTCTTCACCGCCGCGCTGCGCCGGCAGAAGGCCGTGCCTGGTCTCGATGGAGGATTCGTTGTCTGCGGCCAGTCCACCAGCAAGATGGGCAAGCGCGAGTTCGCCCAGCTGATCGAGCTGATCTATGCCTTCGGTGCCGAGCGGGATGTGCGGTGGAGTGAGCCGGTGCCTGAATGGCTCACGCAAGCAGCAGAGGTGGCTGCATGACACAGCCACGCAGAACACATTTCGGCGCGCGACTGAAGCAGGCCAGGCTGAAGAGGCGGCTCGCCGTTCGCCAACTCGGCGAGCGATCTGGGATCGATTATCGGTCGATCTACAAGTACGAAGACGAGAAGATCTCGCCCAACATCGAGGCCGCCGCCGCGCTCGCCCTAGCTCTCCATTGCTCGCTCGACTGGCTGTGCGGTCTGGGCGAAGAGCCCGGCGACGCCGCGGTACAACGCGCAGGTTGTAAAGCGGATATACAGCCTATCGATTGTGCGGAGGCCGCGTGATCAGCCGGTTCGGTCTCGCTAACGTCGCCAACGCGACCGTCACCACGCTTCTTAGCTGTGGGATCAATGAGCGCAGGCTTTCGTGGGGATACGTGCTCACCTGCGCGGCGCTGTTTGGCATCTGCTGGAACGTTTTCAGGTGCGACGACCTATGACGCTGCCTGCGTACATGTATCGCGACCCCGCCGAGGTCTACGAGCAGAACGAGGCCCGCAGCTGCAAGGGCTGCGTCTACGAGAAGTCCGCCAGGCTGATGGGCACGGTGCACACGGTCTGCACGAAGCTGCTGCCGAACGGCAAGCGAAGGAATCACGGCAAGCGTTGCCAGTTTTTCGGGGAAAAGGAATGAAGGTATCGGAATTGGAGGGCTATCTCCTGAACTACTGGGTAGCGCGCGCTGATGGCCTACGCTGCGAGATCTGCAAGCGCCAGCCATGCGAGACGATGCACGCGTACATCTTCATCGACACGGCCGTACACACGGGATACCCGCGCATCTACTCGGCATCGACCTACTGGAATGAGGGTGGCGAGATCATCGAGCGGGAGAGGATTGGCTTGATGCCGGCAGTGGAGGGCGGCGTGGCGTTTTGGATTGCTGCCCATCCGGACTATAGCGATCCCGTCCGGGGAAGTACGGCGCTGATCGCCGCAATGCGCGCCTATGTCGCCAGCAAGTTCGGAAACGAGGTCACGGAGGCCGCCCATGGATAAGCCGCTGTTCGCAGATGTCTCCCACGCCCTGCATGTGTCCTACCTGGTGCTGTCGATGCCGCCACGGCAGAAGGCGCCATTCCGCAACATGTTGATCCAGCTGCTCGAGGCAATTGACGAACCAACGGCCGCGCAGGAGAAGTGGCTGGCCGAGCTGCGCGGGCCGCAGGGAGACTTCGACCCTGACCGGTTGAGCATGGATGAATATCGCGCCCAGTACGCGATGATCACGGACGCGGCGAAGACGCGCCTGCCCACCCCGGAATACGCAGCGGTGCTGGCCCGCTATGGCCACGGCGAGGAAAAGCTGGCCGGCTGCAAGCGCCTGGCGCTGTATGCCCGGCGCGCGTGCGGGATGACTGCGCTGGCGCTGCTGCTCGACCTGGTGATCCGCCACTACCTGCCGAAGGAACAGCGCGAGGACTACACGCTGCGCGCGATCGCCGAGAAGCGCAAGGTCACGAAGGACAAGGTATTCCGCGCGGCGAAGTGGATGGAGGCAAATTTCCGGTCGCTGGAGCTCATGGCCCTGCAGCGCCTTGAACCGTCTTTCGTGGCGCACGGTCTCGTTCCGGACCGTACAGCATGCGAAGAGGCGGCAGGCGTTGCCACATAAGGGCTGGCGGCGAAAATCTCCTTGCCTTTTTGCGACAAGCGTTGTATGTTTCACCCAGACTCGCCGCAAGAGTCCCCAAAAGCCCGCCCGGTTCGCGCCGCGCGGGCTTTTTCCATTGGAGCCCGCCATGTTCTGGATCACCTACTGGTTCCTGCTGTGGGGTGTCTCGGCACGTGCCTGCTGGCCCAACAACGATGGCTAAGGCAACCATGGCAAACACCTACAACTCCACCATCTCCCGCTGGTCGCGCATTAGCACCGCGCTGCGCCTGTTCGCCGTGTCGATCGCCACTGCGGTGACCGACTTTGCCCGCTACGTCGTGCGCCATGTCGTCGGCTGGGTGCGTCGCGCCGCCGGTCGCCCGTATCTGGCTCTGGCCGAGCGTGAGCCGCTGGCCGGCCTGAACGCCCGCGAGTCGTGCCACCTGCGCGCCGCCAAGCGTGGCCGCCCGACGGTGATGCCGCGCTGGCGCATGTGCGCATCGGTTTAAGCCTTTCAGCAGTACCTGGCTCCTACGGGAGCCTTCTCAGCCAAGCGGGCAGCGCCGACGAGGTCGGATGATCGGGTTCCGTGCGAGCCAACGACTCGCCCGCTTGGCTGAGGGAATGCGCAGGCTGATGCGCCAGGGAGCATACGCACCTCAAACGCTCCGTCATTCCGAGGTGCATGCCGGAGATCAGCGCCGGCCCCCAATTCTTTGGCGGTGTAGCTCAGACGGTAGAGCGATGGGCTCATAACCCATAGGTCGGTGGTTCGAGTCCACCTGCCGCAACCAGTGTCTCCATCCACACTCCCTGTGGACTTTGCCCGCCCAGTGCGGGCTTTCTTCTTCTGGGATCTTGGCTCTGTCGAGATCACCCCCGGCCGGCGGTGGGGCAAAACACCGGCAGCCGCCGACGTGACGTAAGCCAGTCTCCTCCCTGCTCTGCGGTGCAGGTCCTCGATGGCGACGGGCGGCGGCAACACCTATTCAAGGACCGCGCGTATGGCACGGCCAACCAAGTTCAAGCCGGAATTCGTCCCGCAGGCCAGAAAACTGGCCAGATTGGGGGCGACCGACATGGAAATCGCCGATTTCTTCGAGATCACTGACCGCACGCTCTATCGGTGGAAAATTGAGTACCCCGCGTTTTGTCAGGCCCTAAAAGTCCCGAAGAAAGAAGCGGACGAGCGCGTGAAGCGTGCTCTGTATCAGCGCGCTGTCGGCTACAGCTACACGAGCGAGAAGATATTCCAGCACCAGGGCAAAACGGTGCGGGCCAAGACGGTCGAGCACTGCCCGCCTGATGTGGCTGCCGCGTTCATCTGGTTGAAGAATCGCGACCGGGCGAACTGGAGCGACCGGCCAGACCCGATTCCCACTGACGAGGCGCCGCCGAAGTCCGTCGCCGTGTCCGTGCAGGACGCCAGCCTGCCCGAGCCGGAAGACACCTGATGCCGTCGCTGAACGTACCGCAGTCCCAGTTCCTGGCGCTGCCGCACAAGTTCAAGGCGTTCGTGGCCGGGTTCGGCTCTGGGAAGACGTGGGTTGGCTGCGCTGGCCTGTGCCGGCACGTCTGGGAGTTCCCGCGCATCAATGCGGGCTACTTCGCGCCGACCTATGGCCAGATCCGCGACATCTTCTTCCCGACGATCGAGGAAGTCGCCGCCGACTGGGGCCTGCATGCCCGGGTGAACGCCTCGCACAAAGAGGTGCACCTGTACGCCGGCCGCCAATACCGCGGCACGATCATCTGCCGGTCGATGGACAAGCCCGGGGAGATCGTGGGCTTCAAGATCGGCAAGGGCCTGGTCGACGAGCTGGATGTGATGCGCCGGGACAAGGCGCAGATTGCGTGGCGCAAGATCATCGCGCGTATGCGCCAGGTCTCGCCCGGCCTGCTGAACGGCATCGATGTCACGACGACGCCCGAGGGCTTCAAGTTCGTGTACGAGCAGTTCGTGAAGGCGGTGCGGGACAAGCCCGAGCTGGCCACGCTGTATGGCCTGGTGCAGGCGAGCACGTACCAGAACGCCAAGAATCTGCCGGAAGACTACATTCCGTCGCTGCGTGCCAGCTATCCGCCGCAGCTGATCAAGGCATACCTGCGTGGCCAGTTCGTCAACCTGACCAGCGGCGCGGTGTATCCGGACTTTGACCGGGTGAAGAATCACGCGCCGACGGTGGCGATTCCTGGCGAGCCGCTGCTGATCGGAATGGACTTCAACGTCACAAAGATGGCTGCTGCTGTGCACGTGCTGCGCGATGGCTGGCCACACGCGGTGCAGGAGTTCACCGGCGTGCGTGACACGCCCGAGATGGCGCGCCTGTTGAACGGTCGGTTCAAGGGTGCTGGCCACCCGATGACGGTCTATCCCGACGCCAGCGGCCAGAACACCAGCAGCAAGAGCGCCAGTGTGTCGGATCTGTCGATCCTGCAGCAGGCTGGCTTCACCATCCGCGCGAACTCGACCAACCCTGCCGTGAAAGACCGGCTGAACGCGGTCAACGCGCTGATCCTGAACGACAAGGCCGAGCGCCGGTACAGAGTGAACACCGACGCGTGCCCGGTGTTGACCGAAGCGCTTGAGCAGCAGGTCTATGACCAGAACGGCGAGCCGGACAAGACGGCCGGACTCGACCACATAACCGATGCCGCTGGCTATCCGCTGGCCTTCCGTTGGCCGGTGGCCAAGCCGGTGACGACGCACAGCAGGAATCTGCCACACATGGGCCGCTGATATGCCTGACTTCAAGACCCTGCAGGCCACATACCAGCAGGACAAAGACTATCCGGAGCGCACGTTCCGACTGACTGCGCTGGCCCGCGTTCTCGATGGCACGCTGTACGACGAGCTGAAGCACCCGTTCAGCGAAGAGAAGAACGGCGCCGGCGAGTACGTGCCGCTGGCTGACCGCCGCCCGTCGGCCCGCACGCGGATCTGCCGCACCGTGGTGAATGACTCCGTGTCGCTGCTGTTCTCCGAGGGCCATTTCCCGGCCGTCGAGTGCGCCGACGAGGCCACGCGCGACGCGCTGACGAAGATCGCCAAGGAGACGCAGCTCAACCAGGTGATGATCGACGCGGCCACGACTGGCTCGGTTGGATCGGCCGCGGTGCTGCTGCGCGTGCTCAACGGCCGCGTGTTCTTCTCGGTGATGGCGACGGCCTATCTGACGCCGGAATGGCAGGCGGATGCGCCTGACACGCTGGCCAAGGTCACCGAGCGCTACAAGGTGCGCGGCAGCACGCTGAAGGACGCCGGCTATCCCATCGCGGATGGCGACATCAGTACGGACTTCTGGTTCCAGCGCGTCTGGGATGCCAGCGCCGAGACCTGGTACCAGCCGCAGACGCTGAAGGACGCCAGCGACGGCAAAGAGCCTCTCGTCGACGCCCAACGGACCACCTCACACGGCCTCGGGTTCGTGCCCATCGCCTGGGTGCGCAACCTGCCCGGTGGCGACACGACGGACGGCTGCGCGACGTTCCCGGTCGAGGCGATCGACACGCAGATCGAGGCCGATTACCTGCTCAGCCAGGGCGGTCGCGGCCTGAAGTACCAGTCCGACCCGACGCTGCACGTCAAGGAGCCGGCGTTCAGTGACGAGGGCAACGCCAAGGTGGTGAAGGGCGCAGCGAATGCCATCGTCACCAGCACCGAAGGCGACGCCAAGCTGCTGGAGATCAGCGGCGACGCGGCCAAGGCGGTGATGGACTGGGTCCGCGGCCTGCGCGAACTGGCGCTGGAAGGCGCCGGCGGCAACCGGGCGAACGCGGACAAGCTGTCTGCCGCCCAGTCTGGCCGGGCCATGGAGCTGATGAACCAGTCCCTGATCTGGCTGGCCGACAAGCTGCGCATCAGCTACGGCGAGGGCGCGCTGCTGTCGCTGCTGGACATGGTGGTGCGGGCGTCGCAGAAATACCCGCTCAAGGACAAGAAGGGCCGCGAGATCGGCGAGCTGAACGCGACGGAAGACATCTCCCTGCGCTGGCCGCAGTGGTACGCGCCGACCTACGCCGACAAGTCGACGCAGGCGACCACGCTTGACGTGCTGCGCGGCGCTGGCCTGCTGTCGCGCGAGACCGCGGTGAAGTCGATCGCGCCGAGCTACGACATTGCCGACCCGGCCGACGAGATCCGCCAGATCGAATCCGATCCGCCGCCGCCGAACAGCGTGGCCGCGAAGCCGGACAAGTCGCCGCTTTCGAAAGCCGATGATTAACCGCCGGGCCTGGTGCCCGGCGATCTGTAACCCCCGCCCTGATGGCGGGCTTTGACTTCTGGAGGCCTGATGGCTGACCTGCCGCAAGACATTCACTTGGGGAATGTCGCTCCCGCGATTTGCCACAAGCTCAGCGTTGCTGGCTGTGTGGTGCTGACGCTCAACCACGATGGAACCATTGGCATGGCTGGCCACGGTGTCAACCACGCCAAGGCCAACGAGCTGCTGTCCGTCGGCATCCACATGAACCTCACGCAGATGGACAACGCCATCGCCGCCGGTGCGGCCGGCGAGGAAGCTCAGGAACAAGAGCTCCGTCTGCGCGCCCTGCGTAAGGAGGCCGCATGAAAGGTCGCGCACTGAGCCACCTGATGCGCGGCCTGATGAGCCGCTACATGGCACCAGAGGGTGATCCGCCTGCTGGCGGCGGAGGCGGTGGTAATAACCCTCCTGCCCCAGCCCCTGCGCCCGCTCCCGAGTCGTTCTCAAAGGAGTACGTCCACGAGCTGCGCAAGGAGAATCAGGGCTACCGGCTCCGGTACCAAGAGAGCGAGAACAAAGCCAAGGCGGCCGACGAGCGTGCCACCAAGGCTGAAACGGACGCGGACGCAAAGGTAAAGGCAGCCCAGGAGGCAGCTGACCAGCGCATCATCCGCGCCGAACTGAAGGCCGCCGCCCTGAAGGCTGGCATGGTCGACCTGGACGGTCTGAAGCTGGCCGACCTGTCGGGCGTGAAGCTCAACGAGGCCGGCGAGGTCGAGGGCGCTGAAGCACTGATGGAAGCCCTCAAGAAGTCAAAGCCGTATCTGTTCGGTGCGCCGAGCAGCAGCACGCCTGGCACACCGCCCTCGCCGAAGACTCCCGAGGCCAAGAAGGCCACGGAGATGACCGACGAGGAATACCAACAAGCCAAGGCCGCGCTCCTTCGGGGTGGCCGCCGCTAAGCAGTAACGCAGTGCCTCGCGCTTCGGCGCGGGGAAGCTCACCGGGGCCAGACGCCCATGGAGCTGACAACTCAACGTCAACCTTCATGGAGTCTGCCTCATGGGCATTCAGAACTTCCCGGCCTCCCTGCAGCCGATCATCCAGCAGAACTTCCTGCAACGTGAGTTTCAGGATGGCATCCAATCGATCCTCGGCTTCCGTGAGATCGCCCGCCGCGAGCCTTTCCCGAACAAGATTGGTGAAACCGTCACCAAGACCCGTCCGGGCCTGAAGGCGCCCGTCACCACCCCCATCACGCCGTCGACGAACACCAACCTCGACAACGGCATGACCCCGTCCACCTGGACTGTCGAGCAGTACACGTTGTCGATCAACATGTACGGCGACACCATCGACCTGAACACGGTCACTGCCGGTGTCGGCATCGCCAGTCAGTTCCTCCAGAACGCCAAGACCAACGGCGTCCAGTCAGCCCAATCGCTTGACCGTCTGGCCCGCAATGCGCTGTTCAATGCCTACATGGGCGGCAACACGCGCGTGCGCACCACGCTGGGCGCGCCGGCAGCTACCATCAGCGTCGACGACGTCCGTGGCTTCCAGCAGGTGTTCGTGAACGGCCAGCTGACCGCTGTGTCCGGCACCAACACCATGCAGGTCACGGTGGGATCGAACGTCTACACCCTGAACGGTGTGGCTGTCGACGGTTCGAACGTCTCGACCGCGCCTGGCGGCATTTCCGGTACGCTGACCTTCTCGGGTAACGTGACCGTCGCCGACGGCACGGCCGGCAACACCGTGACCGCCTACAACGGCGGCGCTGGTGTCGCTCCGTTCATCCTGCGCCCGAACGGCCGCGGTAACACCTCGGCCATTGTCGGTACCGACCTGCTCACCATGGGCAGCGTGCTGGATGGCGTGGCCTACCTGCGCCGCAACGGTGTGCCGACGGTCAACGGCATGTACAACTTCTACCTCGACCCGGTCTCGGCCCGGCAGTTCTTCGCCGACCCCGACTTCAAGCAGCTCTTCCAAGGCGCCACTGCGGCTGCCAAGGAGTTCCGCATGGGTCGCGTGGTTGAGCTGGTCGACGTGCGCTGCATCCCAACCACCGAGGCCTACGTGCAGGCGCTGGGCGGCGTGACCGTGCGTCGCCCGATCCTGGTTGGCGCTGAAGCGCTCGTCGAAGGTGACTTCGAGAACATGGGCAAGGAAGAAACGCCCAACGACAACGCCGTCATCGACATCGTCGACGACATCGTGCACGTCACTCGCGAGCCGCTGGACCGCCTGCAGCAGATCATCGCCCAGTCGTGGTACTGGATCGGCGGCTTCACGGCTCCGACCGACCAGACCGTCAACACCAACATCGTCCCGACCGCCAGCGCGTCGTACTACAAGCGCGCCGTCGTGTTCGAGCACGCCGGCTGATCGTTGCTGGTAACGGCGAGGGCTTCGGCCCTCGTCCCCTGGAGGTCATGATGTCCGATTCCTACGGCAACCCAAATTCCATCCCGCACGCGGTCGGCAACGGCCAGTTGCAGGAACTGACCCCCGCGCAGCTCAGCACGAAGTACGGCGCTGGCAACATCAAGACGCCGACGGCGAACTTCAACATCCCCTACAAGGGCACGCACCTGGTTGGCTACAAGGGCGTCCCCATCGTGTGTGATGCCGCGCTGCTGGCTGCCCTGACCGCCGCCGGAGCTCCGGTGTCCTGACATGGCGAAACTGAAAGACGAACAGTCGGCGCTGCCGTCTTCCATCCTGCTCGATGAGTCGATCGGCTGGATGGAGAACGGCATCCTGCGCCAATTCCACGAAGGGCAGCACGTCACCAATCGGGCTGATATCGCTGCCCTGATTCAGCACGGCGCGCAATACCTGGAGCTGAAATGAGCGATGGCGTCTACACCCGCCAAGGCAAGGGCTCGTACCTGAACATCGCCGCCGCGACGGTGGTGGCCACGGTGCCTAAGGACTTCGCGCTCGGCCAATGCCGCCTTGTACGCGTCCAGGTGCTGGTGGCTGGCTCGGCCGGCGGCGCGGCCTATGACTCGGCGAGCCTGACCGGCAACAGCGCGGCCAACCAAGTTGGCGCGTGGCCGAATACGGTCGGCTCGTATCTGATCGACATGCCCTGCCTGGCTGGCATTTGCATCGTTCCCGGTGCTGGCCAGACGGTGGCGGTTTCCTACGACTGAGGTGAGAAATGGACCAGAACACTGAACTGAACCAGCAGGGCGGCGAAGGCGCCGGCGTCCCAACCAAGCAGCCCGACGCCGCGCCGAAGAAGCCCGACGCCGCGCCGAAGGCCAAGCTGCCGAAGAAGATGATCCTGCAGGCGCTGTACGGCTTCTACGACGACGCCGGCCGGCTCTGGCAGTGGGTGGAAGGGCAGATCGTCGACGATGTCGAGCACATCAAGATGCTCGTCGAGCGCAAGGCTCCGGCCGTGGAGCACAAGGAAGACTGACCATGGCATTCACTACCGCCGAGAAGGTCGATATCCGCCGGCACTGCGGTTACCCGATGTACGGCGGTACGCCATCGTCATTCCAGTCCTACCGCTTCTTCACCGCCTACGGCACCCTCGAATACCGCATGAACAACATGCTGGCCGAGGAAGAGGCGGTGGTGCGCACGACGTACCTGGCCAACCTGACCACGCTGGAGACTGCCATCCCCGCCGCTGGCACGAATCTGGACACGGATCAGGCGGCGGTCTGGACGCACAACAAGAACGAGGTGCGCGATCGCGCGACGCTGTTCAACAAGTGGCGCCGTGATCTTTGCTCCTTCATCGGCGTGCCGCCCGGGCCCGGCCTCGGCGGTGGTGAAGGATCGGTTCAGCTGGTGGTGTAAATGGACGGCACAACGCTCAACTCCCGCGTATGGGCCGGCTACGCCAAGGCGGCCAAGTACATCGGCACGACCTACCAGCATTACCGGCCAAACGGTCCGAACTCGCCGCTCGCCGCCGGCAATCGCCTGGCCGACATGCCGGTCAGCCTGAACGCCGAGGATCCGCGCTTTGCGCGCCCGAACGTGTATGGCAAGGCGACCTGGTACGCGGTCGCGGACGGTGCGCAGCTGCTGGTCGGCGACTACATCGTCGGCATCGAGGGCACGCTATTCGTCGCGGCGCTGCAGCAGTTGCTGCCGATCTTCATGGTCGACTGCAACCGCACCGTGTCGCTCCTGCGGCCGGCACAGCAGTCTGGTGTCGGCGCTCAGGGATATGGCGGGGACACCACGGCCACCGAGTTGCCGCTGATGACTGGCTGGCCGGCGAGCGTCCTTCAGGGCACCAAGGGCGAGCGCAACGATGTGGGCCTGCCGGGCGACGTGAAAACACCGTGGTGGATCGTTCTTCTGCCGCAATGGGCTGGCGTGACGCTCCGGACGTCCGACATCATCACCGACGATCTTGGCCGTCGCTACGTGATCTCCAGCGCTGAGCTGACCGATCTGGGATGGCGCCTGACTGCAATGCAAGCGCAAACGTGACAGGAGACGCAATGTCGAGCGGCAGATACAAGATCATCAGCGACGGCACTGCGACGGGCACGCATCTGTTCGATCCGGACGGCAAGGACATCACGCGTCATTGCACTTCCATCGAATGGAAGGTCGAGGCCGATGGCTTTGGCATTGCCACTGTGAAGTACAGCTTCGTCGATGTGAACGTCGAGGCTGTGTTGGAAGTCGAGGTCGGTGAGGATGGCTGATCTTTCCGACGTCTCCGATGCGCTGGTCGCGCTGATCGCGAGCACACTTTATCCGAACGGTACCGGGGGCGGCCAGAACTCGGTGGCGGGCTTGCCGTGCCGCATCTATGCCGGGTGGCCTACGCCCGCGCAGCTCGACGCGGATCTGGCCGCAGGCACCGCGCACGTGACGGTGTTCAACCGGCCGGAAGCCAAGAACACGACGCGCTACCAGACGGTCCCGCAAGAACAGACCACCACGCCGCCCGCGCTGACGCTGACCATCAATGGCCGCACGGTCACGGTCGGCGGCGCCGTGGCTGCGGGCGTGAACACGGCTGTCATCGTCGGTACGAAGGGGTATGTCTACCAGACGCTCGGTACCGACACGCTGAACAGCGTCGCCACGACGTTGGCCGGGTTGATCAACGCCGACTTCCCAGGCACCACGGCCACCGGCGCGGTCATTACGCTGCCATCCGCTGGCCCTGCGATCACCGCGGCGCGCGTGGGCGGCTCTGGCCAGCAGGTCACGGAAGTGGGGCGGATCGAGCAGAGCTTCCAGATCACGATCTGGGCGAACACGCCGGCCAACCGCAAAGCGATCGCGAGCCTCGTGGCTCCGACGCTCATGAACTCGCGTTTCATCACGCTGGCGGACGGCTCAGCTGCGCGCCTGATCGTCAAGCGGCAGTGTGATGACGACATGCGCCAGAAGGCGGTGCTGTATCGCCGCGACATTGTGGCGACGATCGAGTACGCGGAGACCCTGACAACCACCTCGACGGCTGTGGTCGACATCGTCGAGAACATTTCTGTCGGCGTGAACGGATACAACGGCACGACGAACAGCCAGCTGTACCCGAACACCACCACGACCAATATCTGAGGACTCCATGGACTTCCATCTGATCGTCAAAGAGCCGTTCGGCGGCTACGCGAAAGGCGACGAAATCACCGATTCTGCCGAGGTAGCGCGCGTGCTGGCCTCGGAGAACGAGAACCACGTGATCAAGCGCGCCGCGCCGCCGGCCGAGCCGGCCAAGGCGGGCAAGACCGCCGACTGAGCCGCCCCTTACCTCAAAGCCCTGAAGGCCCGCCAAGCGCGGGCCTTTTTCATTGGAGTCTCAGATGACCCAGATTGTCCAGTACGGGCAGGTCAACACGACGGCGCTGATCGTTCCCGACCTGATCGTGCAGATCATTGCGCCCCAGGTGGCGCAGCTCAACGGCGTGCCGACCAACGTGGCCGGCTTCGTCGGTACCGCCCAATGGGGCCCTGTCAACTCGCCGACCATCGTCGGCAGCATGGCCGACTATGCGCGCAACTTCGGCGCGATTCAGAACCGCCTGTACGACATGGGCACGGCCGTCGCTGCTGCTGTGCTGCAGGGTGCGAACAACTTCCGCTGCGTGCGCGTGACGGACGGCACCGATACGGCCGCAAGCATCATCGCGCTGGCGACCTGCATCACGTTCACGAGCAAGTACACCGGTACCCTTGGCAACAATGCTCAGGTGCAGGTTGCTCCTGGCTCGCAGGCCAACACGCAGAAGGCGATCGTGTCGATGCCTGGCCAGACGCCGGAAGTGTTCGACAACATCCAGGGCTCTGGCAACGCGCTGTGGGTCAACATGGCGAACGCCATCAACAATGGCCAGGTCGGCGCGCGCGGTCCGTCGCAACTCATTGTCGCGACGGCGGGTGCTGGAACGACTGCTCCGGCCGCGGCGACGTACTCGCTGACTGGCGGCACGGACGGCGTCACCACGATCACCAGCGCGATCCTGCTGGGACAGGACACCATCCCCCGCAAGGGTATGTACGCGCTGCGCGGCACTGGCGCCTCGGTCGCGGCGCTGGTCGATGTCTCGGACACCACCACCTTCGCCAACCAGGTCGCCTACGGTCAGTCCGAAGGCACGTACATGGTCGGCGTCACGCCAGCGGGCGACACGATCACCAACGCCGTGTCGACCAAGGCGACGGCCGGTATCGACAACTACTCGTTCAAGTACCTGTTCGGCGATTGGGTCTACTTCAACGACCCGGTCAACGGTGGCGTGCGCCTGATCTCGCCGCAGGGCTACGCAGTCGGTGTGATCGCCAACCTGGGCCCGCAGCATTCGTCGCTGAACAAGCAGCTGTACGGCGTCGTCGGCACGCAGAAGTCGTTCCAGAACCAGCAGTACAGCTCGGCGGAACTGCAGACGCTCGCGCAAGCAGGTATCGACCTGATCACGAACCCGATCCCTGCAGGCAACCAGTTCGGATTCCGGATCGGGCACAACAGCTCGTCCGATCCGACGCGCAACGGCGACAACTACACGCGGATGACCAACTACCTCGCGGCCACCACGGCTGCCGGCATGGGCATCTACGACGGGCGCCTGCAGTCGTCGCAGCCGACGGACCCGCTGCGCCGGAACGTGAAGGCCACGCTGGACAACTTCTATCTGGGGTTGCAGCAGCAGAACATGATCGACGACTTCACCGTCCAGTGCGATCTGAGCAACAACCCGCCGCCGCGCATCGCGCAAGGGTATCTGCAGGCTGATGTCCGGGTGCGCTACCTGGCCGTGGCCGAGAAGATCCTGATCAACCAGGAAGGCGGCCAGTCGGTGACGATCACCCGCCAGCAGCTCCCGAGCTTCTAACCCATCCCTGACTGACTTGAGCCGCCCGCGTGGCGGCTTTCCCATTTCTGGAGCTGATTCATGTCTATCGGTCCATTCAATACCGGTCGGGACGTGGTGCTGGACGTCACGCTGCCCACCGGCCCGCTGCGTCTGCCGAGCACCACCACTGGCTGGGAGGCCAAGCCAAAGTACAAGCAGATCGAGAGCATCGCCATCAACGGCGAGAACAATCACGCCAACATTCCCATCGGCTGGACGGGCACGATCGAGCTGGATCGCACGGACAACGTGGTCAGCGACGCCTTCGCCACGATCGAAGCCAACTACTACGCCGGCATCAATATCGGCTACGCGACCATCACTGAGACGATCAGCGAGTCGAACGGCTCGGTGACGCAGTACCGCTACACCAAGGTGTCGCTGCGCCTCGAGGAGAACGGCAAGTTCGTGGGCGACGATCGCGTGCAGGTCAAGATCGGTTTCGACGCGTCGCGTCGGATCCGCCTGTAAGCCTTTCCGGCTGCGGATAGATTGGCCGATCGACAAGCGCGCTTCCCTGAGCACGTTTCCGCAGCCCCATCTCAGGGGTTTTACAGGGGAAACCCAACATGGCAAAGACACCCACTCTTGAACTGAATACGACCGCTGAGGCACCGCCTGATGATGCTCCGGAGGCCCTGGCCCCCGACATCGTGGTCGACTCGAAGGGCCGCACGCTGAAGCTGGCAGAGCTCGATGTGCTGGCAGAAAGCCGCCTGATTCGGGTGGTTGGCGCCGAGGCTGCGATGAACCCGGCGTACATGCGCCTCTATGTCATGCCGGCGGTGTCGGTCGTCCAGATCGACGGCGAAGACGTGCCGATGCCGATGACACAGCGCGAGATCGATGCTGCCATCGGCCGGCTCGGGCACCACGGCATCAATGCCGTCATCGAGCACCTGTCCGCGCAGCGCAAGAAAGAGGAAGACGAGAAGGCCGCGGTAAAAAACTAGCCCGGAACCCCGCTTTTCAGGAGGCCTGCTGGCTTCTGAAGAACGGGGTTCCCTTCCATACGGCATTCCGCATGCCCAAGGACAGGGCTGATGCCTGGCAGATGGATGTCGTCGAGCGTCGCGCTTTCTCGATCAACTTTTCGATCCTTGCTGGCGGCCAGTTCAACTGGGACACGATGCGGTTTGAGGAGCCGAAGTGAGCGAATTTAAGAGCTTCGGCGCCTTCGCGGCCCATCTCGAGCGCCTGGCGGCCGCCTCGACGGCGGTGACTCATCACATCGCCGACAAGTCGGCCGAGGAAATCCAGAAGACCGCGCAGGGGATGATCGGCGACTACCAGGAAGCGGTGAGCCCGTATCCCAAGTGGGACGAACTGGCCGACTCCACGAAGGAAGAGCGCGCGCGGCTGGGATTTTCCGAGAATGACCCGGGGTATCGCTCCGGGAAGATGCGGGACTCCATCGGGCGCACGGTGGAAGGGGCTGAGGCGGTCGTCGGTTCGAACGACCAGCATCTGGTCTGGTTCGATCAGGGCACGCCGAATCAGCCTCCGCGGCCGGTGCTCGGGCCGGCGGCCATACACAGCGAAGGGCGGGTGAAGAAGATCATCGGCAGCACGGTCTTCGCCTGGCTGGCCGGAAGGGGCTGGCGCCGGCCTCAGCGCTTGAAGTAGACGAACAGAAAGACGACGGCGAGGAACGCCAGATAGACCCCTACGCGGGGGACAAACAGCATCGCGGTTGGCAGGCAAAGCGCGAGTGCGTTGTTCATTTTCGGGCGCAGTTGCCAGCGCAGCTTCCAGCCGTGGGCGTGGCCGCTGAGACTCCGGACCCGTGGCTTCGGGTACTGAACCCAGCTGACCCGGTCTGCCAGCCACTCTTGGGCGCGGTGCATGAGGTCCATAGAGTCTCCTGTAAGTTTTTGATTGTAGTGTACAAATGATCAACGTCTACGAGATCGGCACGACGCTCAAGCTGACGGACCTCATCACGCCGAAGCTGCTGCAACTGTCGCGCGAGTTCGCGAAGGTTGATTCGACGGTCCTGCAGATCAATAAGCGCCTGCAGAAGATGGGCGCCGAAGTCGTCGGCGTCCGGAATCTCGCGACGTCGGCCAAGGCGCTGGGCGGCAGCCTAAAGGTCATCGGCGACCAGGCGCGGATTGCCGAGCGCCATCTGTACGCCATGCGCGGCGCGGTGCCGGCGGGCAGCCTGGGCATCGAAGCGGAGTTGATCGCAGCGAATGCGCAGGCCAAGGCTCTTGCTGCCACCCTATCAGGGATTCGCGGGCTTGGCCGTGGCCTAGGTAACACACCGCTCTTGACCCAGGGTGGCGGCGGTGGGGGCCGGCACGGCGGGCGGATCCATGGCGGGAACATGCATGTCGGCCCGAACGGATTCGGCATCGGCGGCGTCGGCATGGCGATGGGCACGAACATGCTCGTCCCGCTGGCCGCCGCCGGCGCAGCGGTCTACATTGGGCACAAGTTTTACGACTCGGCCAAGGACCTGCAAACCGAGCAGGCACGGTTCCGCCTCTACGGCCTGAGCGACGAACAGAACCGCAGCGCCTACGACTTCGCGCACAAGATGCGCGCGTTCGGCACGTCTGAAACTCAGACGATGCACTACATGAACGAAGCGCAGGGCGTGTTCCGGGAGTCCGGCGCGAGCGGGGAGCATGCACTGGAAGGCGCCAAGATGGCCGCGCCCTTCCTCGCCAAGATGATGGCGGCGAGCTCGATCCTGTCGAGCGAGTCCAAGGCGAAGCTGGAGCACGAATCGCTCGCGATGCTGCGGGCGGTCGAGCTGCAGGGCGGCGCCAAGAACCCCGACCAGTTCGCAAAGCTTGCCGAGTTCGGCTTCCGCATGACACAGACGTCTGGCGGCCAGGTGAACTGGGAACAACTGCGCCAGATGTACCGTACGGGCGGTGTTGCAGTGCAGCGCATGGCCCCAGATACGATCGCGGAGCTCGAGCCGATCATCGGCGAGTTCAAGGGCGGTCCGTTCGCGACGGCGATGCGCACCGCCTACAACCGCATGAACGGCATCGTCAAGTTGCCGAATCAGGCGGTGCATGAGCTGATGCAGGCGGGGATCTGGGACGCGTCCAAGGTCCAGCTGAACGCGAACGGCGGCATCAAGCGGTTCCTGGGCAACCCGCTCCAGCATGCGGATGAATATGCGACGAACCCGGCCGAGTACTACTTCAAGTACGTCAAGCCCTTCTACGACAAGCAGGGCTACAAGGACACCGACCGCGACCGGATGAACTCCATGTTCTTCGGCAGCACGGGCGGCATGCTGTTCTCGAAATTCGATCAGCAGGAGGAGGTCATCAAGCAGGCTGGCGAAGCCTTCCGCAAGGCCCTCGGGATCGACGCCGCGCTGGAGATCGCCAAGGGCACGGCAACGGGTGCGGAACAGGACTTCCAAGCGGCCTGGACGGACTTCAAGACGGAGTTCGGCAAGAACGTGTTGCCCGCGGTGACCAGCATGCTGAAGGGCGGCGCGGACATCCTGAGAAAGATCACGGATGCGCGCGGTACCACCGAGGGACAGGCGCAACTGGCTGCCGGCGGCTCGGTATGGCACGCCTACACGTGGCCCTGGCGCGCGGCGAGCAACGCCCTGTTTGGGAATGCTGAGGCGAAGACGCCGGGACAGGACAGCCCCTATGTGAAGACAGGCCAGCAGCAGCCGATCAAGCTGCAGGCGACGATCAACCTCGATAAGCAGAAGGTCGGCGAGGTGGTTGCGGATTACCTGGCCGGTGGGCTTGGCCATCCACAGACCACGAACTCCGGTTTCGACTTTACCCGCGCGGCGCCGCCGATCGGGCACTCATACGCGAAATAGGCATGGCGACCATCCTCTCCCTTGGCGACGTGCTGTTTTCCGATCTGGAAGTGCCTGAGCGCATTCCGTTCGGCGGTGGTCAGCAGTTGGTCGTGCACAAGATGGTCGGAGGCACGCGCACGGTCGATGCAATGGGCCGCGACGACCTGCCACTAAGCTGGTCCGGCACCTTCATGGGGAAGGATGCGCTGTCGCGCGCACGGTATCTCGATGCGATGCGGATTGCCGGGCAGGCGCTGCCTTTGGCATGGTCGGAGTTGCTCTATACGGTAGTCATCCATCGCTTTTTGCCAGTTTTCGAGCGTGAATGGCTGATTCCCTATTCGATCATCTGCGAGGTCGTGGCAGACCACTCGCAGCCGCAGACGTCGCTCGCCGGGCCGTCGATCAATGACCTGATCGGCGCGGATCTGTCGACGGCGAACTCGCTGACGGCATCGATCGGGAACGGCACATTGACTGGCCTGATGGGCACGGTCAACTCGGCCATCGCCGGGGTGTCGAGCCTTTCCAACGCCGCGCAGAGCACGATCAACGGCGTGCTGGCGCCGATCGCGGCCGTGCAGACGCAGGTATCGACGCTGATCGCCAGCGCCTCGAACACGATCGCCAATGTGACCACGCTCGGTGGGATCGTGCCGAATAACCCGATCTCGACGGCGGCGGCCAAGCTGACGTCTCAGGTCACGGCGTACCAGAGCCTGCCGACGCTCTACAACCTGCAATCGGTGATGGGGCGCATGTCAGCCAACCTGGGCGGTGTCTCTGGCGCTGCGCAGCAAATCACGATGGCCGGCGGCAACCTGATGCAGCTCGCGGCCAATGTCTACGGCGACGCCAAGGCCTGGACGGGCATTGCGAAGGCCAACAAGATCACCGACCCGGTGGTTCAGGGCGTGCAGACGCTGAATGTACCGGTGCGTCCGGACAACGCTGGTGGAGTGCTGAGTGGCTAACAGTCTGAACATCGTCCCGGCGGTGCCAAGCGCGCGGGCTCCGCGGGGGATCGTCCTGCTCGGAGATCCGAACCAGCCTGGTACCCGCGTGCCGTGGGTGGACTGGGAGGTCGAGCAGAACGTCTGGCACTCGGCCAGCACGTTCCGCATGCGGTTGCCGATCTCCGCGCTGTCGGACCCGATCAACCTGAACTACATCCTCGGCACCAACCCGATTCAGGCACAGGTCTATGCCGGCTTCCCGCCTAACCCGGACCAGTACGGCACGTCGGACCTGCAGCAGCTGATCATTGGCAACGTCGACAGCATCAACTTCGATCCTTCTGGGCGCACGGTGGATATTTCGGGGCGGGACTACACGTCGCTGCTGATCGATTCGAAGACGTTCGACCGGTGGGCGAACCAGACGGCAAGCCAGATCGCGACGACGCTGGCCAAGCGGCACGGCCTGACGCCGCAGGTCACGCCGACCACCGGGCTCGTCGGCAAGATCTACGAGATCGACAAGATCCACGATCGCCATGGCACGACCGAGTGGGAGTTGCTGACTTGGCTTGCTGGCGTCTATGACTATGTGGTCTATATCCAGGGCGTGACGCTTTATTTCGGGCCGAAGCCGGACCCGAAGACGGCGACACCCTACCTGATCCAGTGGCAGAACCCCGACCAGAACAGCGCGTTCTTCCAGGCGAACGTGCTGGATCTGGGGTTCTCGCGCACGTTGACGGTAGGCAAGGGCGTGATTGTCCAGGTGCACAGCTTTAACCACAAGCAGAAGGCCGGATTCAGCGTGACCTACCCGCAGGGGAAGGCGAAGGGCATTACGCCTGGCACAGCAAAGGCGCCGGCGCAGGTCTACAGCTACATCATCGCCAACCTGACGCAGCAGGACGCCCAGCAGCGCGCACAGAAGATCTACAACGACATCATCCGGCACGAGCTCAAGATGAACGCCAACCTGCCAGGCGACAACATCCTTGTGCCAAACGTGATGGTGCAGGTGTCCGGCACGCAAACGCCGTTCGACTCGCTCTATTACGTCGAATCGGTGTCGCGGCGGATGAGCTTTGATGGCGCGTACCGGATGTCGGTGCGCGGCAAGAACCACAGTCTCGATACCTCGGTGATCCCGTCATGAGCGTCCCTCAATTAGCCAACATCCTGCGCGCGCATGCGCAGATGGCGCAGGGCGAGAAGACTACGCATCGGGTCGGTCAGATCACGGCCTACGACCCGAACAAGTACGCCGTCCGGGTCAAGTTTTGGCCGGACACGGTGGAAAGTTCTGGCTGGATTCCGTTGGCGTCAACTTATGTTGGAGCGGGCTGGGGGCTGGTGGCTGCGCCGAGCATCGGCGATCAGGTGATCGTCGCATTCGATCGCGAGGATCAGGATGCTGGGGTTGTAGTCGGTCGGTTCTTCACCGATGTCGAGCAGCCGCCCGCCGCGCCGTCTGGCGAGTTCTGGCTGGTGCACAAGAGCGGCTCGCTGCTCAAGTTCCACAACGATGGGAGCGTAGAGCTGCAGGCGGCCGGCACCATGAAGTACACGGCGACTCAGCATCATTTCGTCGGCCCGGTTTTGATGGACAACACGCTGACAGGCAACGGCGGGATCGCGATCAGTGGCGACAATGGCAGCGGCAATGCATCGACGATCACCGGCAATCTGAACACAACCGGGACGATCACAAACAACGGCCACCGCATCGACAGCACTCACCAACACATCAATTCCGGAGGCTCCGGCCTCGGCGGGGTGCCGCAATGACCGTGCAACTCCTGAACGATCTGAACCACCTTTGGGGCCAGGACATCGTCACGAGCCCGACCGGCGACCTTGGGGTGGTGAGCGCGGGGACGCGCAGCCAGCAGCGGGTGATTCGCCGGCTGCTGACCAATCCGCTCGATGCCAACGGGCCGCCCGATTACCCGCTGCATCCGACCTACGGGGCTGGGCTGGCGCGGTACGTCGGCCAGGCCGTCGACGCGGGCAAGCTGCGCGCGCTGATCCGTGGGCAGATGCTGCTCGAGGATTCGGTGGCGAGAAGTCCTGAGCCCCAGATCACTGTGTCGAGACCTGATCCGTCGACGATCTCGGTCTACATCCGGTACACGCTGTCCGGCACCGGAGCACCGGTAACGCTCTCCTTCAACGTGAACGCATAAGCGCTCACTGCCTCACAACGGGCCGCCTTCGGGCGGCCTTTTCTATTTCTGGACGCCATGCCTCAAATCACTTCGTGGGATCTGCCGACGACCATCCAGAACATGGCCACGTCGGTGCAGCAGAAGGCAAAGGTCCTGGTCGATTTCTCGGTCGGCTCGGTGACGCGCGCAATCGTCGAGGCGACGGCGCAGGTGGTGATCTGGCTGGAGAGCCTGATTCTGCTGCTGCTGCAGGCCACGCGCGCGGCGACGTCGGGCGGGCTGGATCTCGACAGCTGGATGCTCGACTATGGCCTGACTCGCTTGGCGGCCACGTCCTCTACCGGCCAGGTCACGTTCTCGCGCTTCACGCCGACCTATCAGGCCGTCATTCCCGTGGGCACCACCATCCAGACTGCGGACGGTACGCAACAGTTCACGGTGATCGCGGACACGACGCAGCCTGCCTACAGCGCAGCGCTCGGGGGCTATGTGATTGCGGCAGGGATTGGCAGCGCCGTGGCCACAGTCCAGGCGGTGAACGTCGGTTCCCTGACAAACGTGCTCGCCAACACGATCACGACGCTGACGCAGGCGGTCCAGTACGTGGACACCGTGACGAACGCGGCTGGCTTCACGAACGGCACTGACGCCGAAACGGATGGTGCCTTCCGCGCGCGGTTCATCACCTACATCAACGGCCTGTCGAAAGCTACGAAGACGGCGATCGGCAACGCCATCCTGGCCGTCAAGCAGGGCCTGAGCTATGTGCTGGTCGAGAACCAGACTTACGGCGGCGTATCCCAGCCCGGGTACTTCTATGCCGTGGTCGACGATGGCACGGGCAGCCCTCCGAGCACGCTGCTGTCGTCAGTGGCCAACGCCATCGATGCGGTGAGGCCGTTCTGCTCGACCTACGCGGTCTTCGCGCCGGTGGTGGTGACGGGCAACGTGGCCATGACGATCGCCACAGCAGCCGGCTACAGCCACTCCGCGGTGGTCGCCCTGGTCCAGGCCGCGCTGCAGAGCTACATCAACTCGCTGGCGATCGGGCAGACGCTGAGCTACACCCGCCTGGCGCAGGTAGCCTATGACGCGTCGCCCGGTGTCACCAACGTGACCGGCACCACGCTCAACGGCGGCACGGCCGACCTGACGGCGAAGAACCAGCAGATCGTGAAGTACGGAACTGTGGCGGTGGCGTGATGGCGACGGGCGATCAAACCGATGTATTCGCGCGCCTGAAGTCAGCGCTGCCGTCTCGATGGTTCGGGTCCACTGCCGACTCAATGCCGGTCGTCGACTCGCTGCTGGCGGGCATCACGACAGCGCTCAGCTTCGTCTACTCGCTGTACGCGTACGCGAAGCTGCAGACGCGAATCCTAACCGCGACGGACGGCTGGCTGGACCTGATCGCTGCCGACTTCTTCGGCGCGACGCTTCAACGCAAGGCCAACCAGTCTGATGCATCGTTTCGCGCCAACATCATCGCGAACATGTTTCGCGAGCGGGGCACGCGCCGGGCGATCATCAAGGTTCTGACGGACATCACCGGGCGCGCTCCGGTGATCTTCGAGCCGAACCGACCGGCGGACGTCGCGATCATGAGCGTGCCGGCAGCCGGTGGCCAGAACTACATGGGCATCCAGACCGGCATGTACACCGGGCCCGCGCGGATGGCATCGATGGCGGTGCCCTTCACGGCTTTGATCATTGCATACCGGCCGCAGGTGACGGGCGGCTCGGCGGGTGGTGCATTCACCAGCACGCCCACTCAGGCGGCGATGAATACGCCGCTGGCGAAGTCGTACCTCAACTCGCTGACGTTCCAGAACTCAGCAGCAACCGATGCCGACATCTATGCGGCGATCGACTCCGTAAAGCCGGCAGCCACCATCCCTTGGACTGCCATCTCGAACTAACCCAACACCTCAACAAGAACCGGCCCGCTATGTGCGGGCCTTTTTTATGGGCATGCCATGGATCGCGTAATCAGCAACGTCGGGGAATCCATCTACGAGTGGATGTTCACGAAGCCGGACCAGAACAAGATGACCGCGCTCGCCAAGCTGGCGGCTGCGCTGTTTGGCACCGCGACAATGGTCAATGGCCTGTCGTGCGTGCCGACTGGACCTGCTTCCATGCAGGTAGTGATCAACCCGGGCGAGATCTACTCGCAGGCAAACTTGGAGGCGAGTTTGTGCGGCACGTTGCCCGCTGACACGACGCACCAGATCCTGAAGCAGGGCATCCTGCTGGATGCGTACACGACAGCCGCCGGCGCGCTCGCCGAGCCCGGCACCGCTGGGCAATCGGTCAACTACCTGATCGAGGCCCAGTACGCGGATTCGGACGTCAGCATCGATCCGACCACCGGGAACACGCCGGTCGTACTGCAGTTCTACAACGCGTCCAATCCGGCGCAGCCGTACAGCGGTCCGAACAACAACGGCCAGACCAGCACGACGTTCCGCAAGGGCATCGTGTCGCTGCAGGTCAAGGCCGGCGCAGCTGCTACGACCGGCTCGCAGACTACGCCTGCACCGGACGCCGGCTGGACCGGCCTGTGGGTGGTGACTGTGGCCAATGGCCAGAGCACGGTCACCGCTGGCAATATCACGCAGTACGCTAGCGCCCCGATCCTGCCGTCTGACCTGCTGCATGCGGTTCAGGCGTCCTCGCTGACAGTCGGCACCGATACCGGCGCGGCCAATGCGTGCGTCGTCAACTACAGCTACCCGGTCACCGCGCTGAAAGACGGCATGGTGCTGTGGTTCAAGGCCGCGGCGGCTAACACCGGCGCGACTACCCTGAACGTCAACGGCCTGGGCGCTCAGCCAGTCGTCGGTGGTAACCACAGCGCCCTGCAAGGCGGAGAAATCGTCCTCAACGGCAAGTGTCAGGTGGTGTGGAATGCGACGATCAGCTCGTTCGTGCTGATCGAGTGCACTGGGGCGGCGGTGCAGGTTGGGGCGGCTACGCAGAGTAGGCATGCGATGCAGCTCGGGCAGGCGACCGGCCGTCTGCTGAATGTTCAGGTATTCACGTCCAGCGGGACGTACAACGCCACGGCCGGCACGAATACCGCCATTGTGGAGGTGGTTGGCGGTGGCGGTGGAAGTGGCGGTACGAGTGCGACTGGTGCCGGGCAGATTTCCGTGACAGGCGGCGGTGGTGCTGGTGCGTATGCACGCACGCGAATCACCGCGGGTTTTTCTGGCACTGCCGTCACTGTCGGCGCCGGTGGGACGGCCGGTGCTGCGAATGCGGGTGCCGGAGGAGGTGGCGGGACATCCTCGTTCGGTGCATTTGTTTCCGCTGTAGGCGGCGGTGGCAGCCTGGGTAAGGGCGCGTTTGCCCCGGGGTACATTTCAATCGGCGGTGGCGGCGGGACAATACCGACCACGGGCAACATCACAAACAGTCGTGGTTCGGACGGTACGACTGGCGTGGTGATTGGCACGGGTGATTTTGTATCCGGCACGGGCGGCGCAACGCCATTCGGCGCAGGCGGCACGGCAGTTAATGCGACAGCTGCTGGCCAAAATGGCGCAACGTATGGGTCAGGCGCAGGCGGCGCATGTACCGCCCTCAGTGCCGCTGCACAAGCTGGTGGTGTTGGCGCGCCTGGTGTCGTGATCGTGTACGAGTACGCTTAACCGGAGCCGGGAATGATCACAAAGAACTACGCCCGCATCGACGGCGGTCTTGTTGTAGAACTTTTCTCGACGAGCGGAGACATCACGCAGATGTTTCACCCGTCCTTGATTTGGGTGGACATCACTACGCTGTCGCCTGCGCCACAAGCCGGGTGGTCGGCAAATCAGGCTGCCGGTGCGTGGACATTCGCGGCGCCCCCAGCGCAAACGCTGGCGCAGGCTCAGGCCGTGCAGATCGCCCTCATTGAGGGGGCCTACCAGAATGCCATTCAGCAGCCGGTCACCTACATGGGCGCTACTTTCCAGGCGGACGCAAGCAGCCAGAACGTCCTCGCCAAGTCCCTTGTCGCTGGTTCGGTGCCATCTGGCTTCTTTTGGCTGGATGCCAGCAATAACCAAGTGGTGATGACCTTCACCCAATTGCAGGGCCTTGCCAGTGCGATGCTGACCCAATGGCAGGCCGCGTTCGCCAAGAAGACGGGACTGAAGCAGCAGATCCGGGGCGCGACGACTGTCGGTGCGGTGCAGGCCATCGTCTGGGCTTGACCATGAGCCGCACGAAGTTGCTGATGGTGTGGGCGCTATGCACACTTGCATCCCCGATTCTGTCGGTCGCGATGCTGTGTCAAGCGGCGTTTGGCTCGACTGATCGCGCACTGTCGATGGCGATTGCTCAGGATGAGTGCGGCAATGCGTTATTCGGAGGGTCGCGCGGCGAAACCATTTCGACGCGCACAGGCAATGCGCTGATCGCCGGCAAGCGCTGGGCAAAGATCGTGGCACAGATCATCGACGCGATATTCGGTGCTGGGCATTGCCTGGCCAATGCGACGATCAAGCAGTAGCTGCACCTCACACCAATAACAAGTCCGCCTCCGGGCGGTTTTTCTTTTCCGGGGTCACAACATGTCCGATCCAATTACGGCGACTGGCGTAGGCGGCGCTGCCGGCTGGAAACTGCTTGGCGGCGCTGCGGGCGCTGGCGCCATCGGCGCGGGCTTAGCTTCCATCGTCGTCATGTGCATAACAACTCCGCGAAGCCCGAAGGAATGGGCGGTAGGGCTGGTTTCGACTGTCGTCGGATCAATCGGCGGCGGATCTGCAGTGATCATGAAGTTCGGGCTGCAGTCATGGGCTCACGATCCGTTCGGCTTGGTGGCCACGCTTGGTCTGGTGTTCTCTTGCGGGCTGCCGGCCTGGTCGATCGTCCGATGGGCGTTCAACTGGATCGAGAAGCGCAAGGACAAGGACCTGGCCGAGGTTGTCCAGGACGCGCGCGACGCGATGGTGGGGGCGAAGAATGGCTGACCCTCTCGTTACTGCGGCCCAGCTGCGCGCCATCATGCCGCTTGCCGGCGCGCGCGCTGACGTTTTCGCGCCGCTTCTGGCCTCCGCGATGCTGCAGTTCGAGATCAGCACGCCGGCGCGCGCGGCCGCATTCCTCGCCCAGGTCGGGCACGAGTCAGGCCAGCTGCGCCTGCTGCGTGAGATCTGGGGCCCGACCCCCACCCAGCGGCGGTATGAGGGCAGGGCAGACCTCGGCAATACCGAACCCGGGGACGGGAAGCGGTTCATGGGGCGCGGCCTGATCCAGGTCACCGGCCGGAAGAACTACGTCCTGTGCGGCTTCGGGCTGCATCTGGACCTGACTGCCCACCCCGAGCTGCTGGAGCAACCAGAGCATGCGGCGGCGTCGGCTGGCTGGTTCTGGCACTCCAACAACCTGAACCGCTTCGCCGATGCCGGCGACTTCGTCGGCCTGACCCGAGCCATCAACGGGGGCACGAACGGCATTGCCGAACGCCGCGCCCTTTGGGCCAAAGCGAAGGCAGTACTTCAAGCCTGATCTGCCGTGCATCACCACCCAGCCCCGCCTTCGAGCGGGGCTTTTGCATTTCTGGAGGGCCACATGGCCGTCACCGATACCCACGAAGAGAAAGAGACCCTGGTCGTCGACGTGCTTCTGCCTGGTCACGAGGCGCGCACAACCACGCCCCTGTTCCTGCACTCGAAGAAGGCGCTGATCGCGCGCGAAGGCGGACGCTGTTACATCTGCGGGAAGACGGCCGAGCAGACAGGCCACCCGCTGGAGGCGCACCACCACCCGATCGAGCGGTCGCTGGCCAACATGATCGACTGGGCCGTCGTGGCCGGGCTCGCCAGGATCGGTGCGCTGGGCCCGTTCGCCGCGGCGTTCGACTGGGGAAAGTTCGATCCGGCCGACCCGTACACCTTCGTCGACGACATGACGGTCAATGGGCTGCTGCTCTGCAAGCAGCATCACACCGGCAAGGATGCAGGCATCCATGACATGCCTTTCCCGCTCTGGATCGCCCAGAAGTACGCGCGGGAGGGGTACCAGTTCAGCCCAACGGAGGTGATCCACCATGCTGATTCTTAATGCACTGAAGGCGATCTTCGCGACACCGCAGCGGATCTTCATCGCGGCGGTGCTGGTGATCCTTGCGCTGGCCGGCGGTGCGGTGCTGATCTACCGGAGTGAGCGGGACACCGCGCGCGCCCAGGTTTCACAGGAACGCCTCAATGAGGCATACGCACAGGTCAAGGCCGTCGATGCGGCGCGCCTTGAAGAGCAACGCCGCACTGCGGCCCAAACTGAGATAGCCAATGCAGCGAAGAAAGATGCCGATGGTGCCCGCGCTGACGCTCGCGATGCTGGCGCTGCTGCTGACCGCCTGCGCCAACGGGTCAACGACCTACTTGCCGCCGCCCGAGCCGGCAAGGATTCCGCCGCTCCCAGTGGAGGCGCGACAACCGGCGATCCCCTCGGAGTGCTCGCCGACGTGCTCGAAAGGGCTGACCGCCGCGCGGGAATCCTGGCTGAATACGCCGACGCAGCCCGGGTCGCTGGGCAGGCCTGCGAGCGCGCCTACGACTCATTGACGCCAGAAAAAAAGCCGTGACCAGGGGAGGTCACGGCTCGATGTTCATGCCTGGAATGGCTTCTGATCGTCAGAAATTGCCTTCGCCACCAATTTTCTTGATGAACTTGCGCGCGGTGTGGGCCAGGCCGTTCTTCAGCAGCTTGGCACTGCCTTCGGCGCCCTGGGTGTTCACGTAGACCGTGTTGTGGGTGTCCGCTACCACGTCGTCGCGGCCGTCCGTGTAGTAATACACGCTCAGGGACTTGCGGGTAGTACCACCAGACTGCACCGGCACCGGGTGGCCATGGTACGAGATCTCGTTGGTTTCGAAGACCACGCAGCGATTCATGGTCGGGATCACCTTGTCGACCATGACCTTCTTTTCCATGTCCCACAGTTCCAGGCAGCCGCCGAACTCTTCCTTCCAGCCTGGGTTCATGTAGACGATCAGGTTCAGGCGGCGATCGAGATTCGAACCGTCCAGGCGGTTGAAATCGATGTGGACGTTCAGGAAGCCGCCCTCGCGGATCTGGTGCAGGCCAGCGCCCTGCAGGCGGGTGTCTTCCAGCAGGTTCTCGATGCCGGTGACCCGGCCCAAGAACTGGCGGAACTCGGGCGAGTTGATCTCGCGGTAAAACTCGCCGGCGACAGTGCCCTCGACATCCGGATTACCCCATTTGCCCTTGGTGTGCAGGCCGTTGCCGTTCTGCCAGCCTTCATTGATGGCCGGGTACGACTGGAAAATGCGCTCTGCTTGCTCCGGATGCAGGAAATTGTCGATCACCAAGTACCGGAAGGGGCGTTGCTGAGAGAACTCATTCGTCAGTGCGTATTCCTCGCGCAGCAGGCGGCCCATGTCGATCAGGCTGATGTTCTCGAAACCGGCTTCGGCAACGGCGGTGCGCTCGGTGGCGGATTGCTGCAT